TAAGCCCGAAGAAATCTTAGCGGTAATCGCTGAACTAAATAAACTCGGTAAGGGTTTCACTTATAACATTAGAGAAGTAGAGGTAAAGTAATGATGACTAAATGGGATACTATCCAAGCAGATGTATCAGATGCCTATGTGTATCTAGATGAAGAAGAGATGTATAACAAGGCTCTAGAAGAGGGCTTAGATTTTGGCTCTGATGAATACGATGAAGATGAACTATCTAAATCACTTACACTAGATTGGGATAACTAATAATGATTAGCGACGGATTAGAATTACTACTAAGCGAATATGGATTAGAGTTAGATAGTTTCTTAGGGGCTATCTATCTACCATGGCACACTATCGCTATCACCGCCCTACTAATAACCGCTTATAAGATTTATAAGAGAAAGAAGATAACTAAATGAATAGACTACTAACTACTATCGTGCAACTAGCCTTAGCAGTACCCGCCTACTATTGTGTGCGCTACATGATCGCAGACATGAAAGAGATGTGGCGAGAAACACACTAGGATAACGGCGTGTCGCCTTGACAAAGGCGGTGGCTGCCCCTAATCTTTTGCGGGGTCGGGCGTGTCGTTACGTGATTGTTATAAATTACCCTGGATTTTACGGCGTGTCGATTTGACAGACAAATCGGACATTTTGGTGTGATGTGATTCACATGACTTGAGCGTCTCATATCGTGGAATTACTGGCTAGTAGGTAGAAAATTGTCGGTGGCTTAGGCTATAATAGCGGTATAACGAAAGGAAGTGGCTAACAATGGCTAACTTATACACAATAGAAAACTTGCTAATCGGCAAGACTTACAACTCAAAAACTTTGCGTGGAGAAATTATCTCAGCAGAAAAACACCCGAAGGCAATTTGGTATGGAGAAAATACCGAAGCCTATTTGGTAGAAATCAACGCTGGAACTTTCCGCAATAAATTCCGCACAATAGCGGTGAAGGTTGGTGAGTAATAATGGGATACATTGAAATTTTTAGAGTAAATGAAGAAGGTGCTGGCTGGGTAGATTTATCCGAAGCCACACCCGAAGAAATCTTAGATTTAGAAATCGGACTATTTCAGGAAGGTGCTATCTAATGAATTTAGAAGAATTTAAAAAAAGCGTTATCGCTCAGCGTGAAGCAAGCAAGGCGCAGGCCTTGTCGGTGCTATCTGCTACAATTACAACTCAAACAAACGAAGGGGAAAACCTAAATGGCTAAAGTAAAAGAATACATAGAAATTATCGCAGCGAATTGCGATGAATGCGGTGGCGCAGGATTTTTATTCTGGGGCAACGAAAAAAACTTTGATGTAGAGCCTTGCGCTTGCGTAGATGAAATTGCAGATGAACTAACAGTAGATTGGGTAAATGACTAATGTATAAACTAACTATTGCTTATGACGGAAATGCGCCACTAATAACTGAAACTTATTCAGACGCATTAACCGCCGTTCATTCTTTTGATAAATGCTCAGACTTTGGCGACGCTAAAGAATACGCAACTTATAATTTGTCAGAGCCTAATGGTAAAATGCACACTAAGAACTTCTACCGAAATGGAAAGGTATCACAAAAATGATGACACGAAAAGATTATATCGCAACCGCAGAAATTCTAAACTATGTTAGCAATAAAACGCACCCCGCTGTTTTTTCTAAAATGGTAAATGATTTTGCGGAAATGTTTGCAAAAGATAATGAGCGATTTGATGTAAAAAGATTTCACGAAGCGAGTGGGTACAATGTTCCTAACTTCTCTTCAAGATAAAGTAAAACGCATTCAGGAATTGCGTCGCAGTAATGCGGCGCAACCTGTTCGCAATAAAAAAAAATACACACGCAAGATCAAACATAAAAATAAACTTGACAATTAGCGCAGCTGGCCCGCAATACGTTGCGGGGTCGGGCGTGTCGTTACGGGTGTGATCAAAAACACCCTGGAAATTTTGGGCGTGTTGCAAAAAATGTCAGTGGCCTGTGGTATTATTCCATTATCAACAAACGAAAGGTCAACTCATGAACGATATCAACTCATGCTACTGTACTAACTACTCTATCTGCACAATTTGTGCACGAGGCTATTCTAGCGAAGGAATGGCCGTGTATGATCGTGATCTAGCGCAAGACTGGGCCATGTCAAGAATGGCCGATGCAGAAATGGGGGATTTATAATGTCAGACCGTCCTGTTATAATAAACTGTTCCATATGCGATACGCCTACCGAGGGCCTATGGTTTAGTATTGGCGATGTGATAACCTGTGAGGAGTGTTGGTAATGAAATTAAAACGTTCTAACGATAGAAAGGTGGCTAACCTTGTCACAAAAAATGGAAAGCAAGCAGCAATTGCAAACACGTTCGGATTACCCGCAGGAAAAGACTTTTCATGTCCTGGTGCTACGTCTATCTGTGAGACTGTTTGCTACGCTGGGAAACTTGAAAAACTATTCAAGGGAGTAAAGACTAATCTCCTGCACAATTGGGAATTACTACGCAATGCAGATATGGATAGCATGCTGCTATTGCTTGATGAAATGATTGTTGAATTCGTCAATGATTGCAATAAGAAAGACGCTCCTAAGTTATTCCGTATCCACTGGGACGGAGATTTCTTCAATGATACTTATACATATGCCTGGAAGACTGTTATCTCTAATCATCCCGATGTTCAATTTTGGGTTTATACACGTGTAAAGTCTGCAGCGCTTATTCTTAAGGATGTTACTAATCTTTCACTGTACTATTCCACCGACGATGAGAATAAGGAAATTGGCCACGAGTTAAAGAAGAATTCTGGTATCCGCCTTGCTTATCTAGGAAAGACATTCGCCTTAACCGAAAGCACAATGAAAGAGTTAACGGGGAGGCCTGGCGCTAAGTGTCCTGAAAATATGAAATCTATTCCACTAATTAGCAATGCAGGCTCCGCATGCGTATCATGCGGCTTATGTGTCTACGGTAAAGCAGACATTCGATTTAGCGCAACTAAAAAATAAGGAGACAAAATGCAAAATCCATTCTATACAATGCCCCTTGGTTACATGAATGCATTAATAGCTAGCGTGACTGGCGATGAAGAATCTTCTAAGCTGGCTAAAGAATATTTAGCAGATGTTGATCCCGACACTTGGTCCGATTAGCTTGACAAACTAGATCAAAGCCCGCAACGTTGCGGGGTTATCCACAGTTTTACGAGAGTTATCCACAACCCCTGAAAATGTGAGGTTAATCACAAAAGCTGCGACACGCCGAGAATGGATTAGGTAATGTCGGTGGCTTAGTGTAAAATACCATTATCAACCAAACGAAAGGCAACAAATGAAAATCATCAGCCACTCTCTAAACTTCGTTACTGAAATTGACGAAACAAATCCAACTGCACAACGCTTACTTGCGTTACCTGAAAAGGAACAAATCCTTATGCTAGAAGGAATGTTAAAGTCTATCTTGCTTCCTAAGATTACTCCAGTTATCGACGAAGTAAATGAAGGTGGCTCTTGGGCTATTCTAAAGGTGGTGAAGTAATGTTATCAACTGCAACTGCGTTGCTAGACGCAACTAAAGACTCTATGTTCGATGAGGATATCATGGGGCTTGCGGGTGAACTACACACTCGCAGAAATGAACTTAGCGATGAAATTTTTGCTAAGTACCTATTTATGTATTCATCTGCCCTATCTGCTAAAGTAGCCGATAGCATAACTAAGGTATTGCTAACTGAGCAAGAAATGTCAGACCTATGCGCTACAATAGACGAAATGGAAAACCTATCCGAAACTATCCTAGAGGAGAACGAGTAATGGGATTAAACACAGCAATAGACTTGGCAGAGAGTTTTGACCTAGACCAATCTATTTTAATTCATCTACAAAGTAATCACTATCCACCCGTACCCGCATCAATGGTACAACCATGTATCGATGCTATCGATGCCTACTACGATGAGGACTATGATAAATTGATCAAACTGCCTGAGCCAGTATTGTGGAAAGGTAGAGACGAAGCACCCGCTTCCGCTATCATAGAGGCTCATCACCTAGACGCTTGGCTTCCTGAGTCTTACTGACGGGTAAGGGGGGTGTGGTACAAATCACACCCCCATAAACTACTAATTGTCGGTGGTATCCGCTATAATACTACCAACACCAAACGAAAGGAAACAAATGCTAGAAATCGGACAGACCTTCACAACAACACAGACAGGTATCACAGGTATTATCAAAGCCGTTGATAATCACCCAAGCGGTGTAAATCGTGTGCTACTAGATGTCAATGGCACAGAACGCTGGACAAGCGTATCTGCTGAATAATTCCTAATCGGGAAATGTCCTGAGCATGACAACTAAAACTGCTCAACCCACAAACCCAACGAAAGGAATACCATGTCAAGACAAATCACAGTAAAGGTAGCAACAGCAAAAGTAATCAAGGCACTAGAGGCTCGTCTAGCAACGCTAGAAAAAGATTACTCATCACAAGAAGCAAACGAAGCCAAGTATCAAAAAGCCCGTGAAAAGTGGCAGAAAGAAATTGGTAAATGGGCTATTGAGAACTTCTCAAAGGCTGAAAATATCAGAACAAATTATCGTCAATGGAACAACACTCTTAATGTTGATTTTGACATCATCACAAAGGAAAGCAATTTCCCTACTGAACCTGAAAAAGACTACGAGCAAATCCATCAGCACACTTATCGTGAGATGAAAGAGGACATCACAAATGCCCTAACAATTCTCAAAATGACAGATGAGGAAACAGTAAATGCTTCCACAATGAAGCAGATTGCTAAGTATCTCTAACTGATGGCAGGGGGCTAGACAAAATCTAGCCCCCAATGCTACAATAGTTATCCCTACTAACAAAGGAAACAAAATGCGTAATCGCTTTAGAATTGAAATCTATGACGCAAACAAAGCAAATGATTTAACAATGTACTCAGAGCAAGGCGTAGACAAAGAGTATCTAACTGAATTAGTATTCTCTAACCTCCGCCGTTTTAATGGTAAAGTTCGTGCCTATGTTTATGATAGCGTAAAGAAAAAGAAAATCACCGCAATGTTTCTTAATGAAGAAACAGTTGCTTCCTTAAATAAATAAGAGCTTGGGGCGGGATCAAACTCGCCCCATTTCCCAAATGTCCGTTTTGTCTGCCCCCATTCGTTGAGGGGTTTTCCACATGTTTACGACAAGCTGTGGATAACCCTGAAAATTTGTGAGATTGATCACATGACGCAATTCGGACAAATGACTCCTTAGACTAGTAAATGTCAGACCCCTATGTTATACTAATCAAACAATCAACCGAAAGGAAATCATGGCTCACAATCTCGAAACCGAAAACGGCGAAGTTGCATTTGCTCTTCGTGGCGCACCTGCTTGGCATAACCTTGCCAATCGTATCTTCAATCAAGATGAAGAAGTTACAACACAAACAATGCTTGATGAAGCAAAACTATCCAACTGGAATGTTCGCTTATCTCCATTGACCGACCACATTTCAGAATCTTGGAATGATGTATCAAATGCATCTCTTGTCATTCGTGACAACCCATTCAATAAGGGAATCGATGTTCTTGCAACTGTTGGCAAACGTTACAAGCCTGTGCAGAATGAAGAACTATTTGCATTCGCTGATGCAATTCACGATGCCAATGCTGATTGCCGTTGGGAATCTGCGGGTTCTCTTAAGAAAGGCAAAGTTGTATTTGGTACTGTAGATATTCCTCGCACAATGGTTCTTGACCCACAAGGCGCCAATGACCAAACAAAGTTATATCTAATCGTATGGACATCACACGATGGTTCTGTTGCCGTTCAAGCAGCGGTTACACCTGTTCGTGTTGTATGTCAAAACACGCTAAACCTTGCAATGAAGAATGCTAAGCAATCTTTCAAGATTCGCCACACGCAATCTGTTGAAGGTCGCATTCAAGTTGCTCGTGAAACTCTTGGGCTTGCTCTTGGTTATTTCGATGAATTCGAAGTTCAAGCAAAGGCTCTTTATTCACAAGCAATTACCGATGCTGAATTCTCTAAGTTAATTCAGACAATCTATCCTAAGCCTGAAAAAGATGCTAAGGGTGCATTGAAGAAGTGGGAAAATAAAGTTGTTCTAATTGACGACCTTTATCATAACTCACCAACCAATGCGACAATCAAGGGAACAAAGTGGGGTGCATTCAATGCACTAACTGAGCGCCTTGATTACTACCGCTCTGGTCGTGGTAATTCAGAATCCCTAATGGCGGGTGCAAGTGGTTTTGACCCAATCTTAACCGCAGAAAAAAATAAGTTGTATCGAATGGTTGCAACTTTCTAAATAATAAAATCCTGAGCAAGATTTAAAACTGCTCACCATTTGGTCCATTAGCTCAGTTGGTTAGAGCGCTACCCTGTCACGGTAGAGGTCGACGGTTCAAGTCCGTTATGGATCGCCAGGTGTATCAAAATGTGAGACGCCCCCAAGATTGAAGGCAGGATTTTTGTGTTACGAATCACAAAAAAATTACCCTGGAAAGCTATTGTAAATGTCAGTGGCACCCACTATAATAGCGACATGTTCAAATCATATTGGTATGTGTGTACATCTTGTGATGCATCTATTGAGATCGTATCTAAGGGAATACATTTTCAGGACCCGTCCTGTAATTGTTCAGACCCAGCAGTTGTATGGTGTCAGACCAGTGTGGTAGAATCATCCACTAACCAAACGAAAGAGGAACAAATGGAAGAAACAACATATGGAGCAACAGTAACACCTGCAGTAACCGTGCCTGACACATACAATCCTAATCTATTGGTAACCTATAAAGTTATCCACGGATATTCAGATGCAGAATACGCAACTGATAAGGTCACATCAATTGAATGGGACTTGCACAATGCACGTCAAGCACAGAAGCGTAATGCAGTTTTTCAAGATAAGATTGATGCAGTCAAGCAAATTATCTGCGAAGCATATGCAGATTCACAAGACCAAGACACATTGCGTGAAATTGCTGAAGCGCTTGATATTGAACTTGTCAAGGAAGTTGAGTGGACTGCATCTATCGAAGTTAGCGGAACATATTCATACAACATTCTTGAGAATGATTACGAGTTAGACCTCGAGTCAGATATTACAGATGCAATCTTTGCTGATTCACATCACGGAAACATTGAAATTAATGACCAAGAAGTATGTAATGTTAGGGAAGCCTAATGTATTTTGAACTAAAGGCACCAAACCAGTTGGCCCTGCAAGGGGCCTTCTGGGAAGCCGAAGTAGTTGGTCTTGACCCTGAATTAAATTCACAACCATTGACATTCAATATCGGAACTGGTAGCATAGAGAAGGTGAGTCGCATTCGTGATAAGTATAACTTAGTAGAGTCATACACTAGCGATTACGAGCCAACAGGATATACAAGGAGATAAAATGTCAGACTATAAAGATGGTTTCACAGATGGCGTTAAGTGGGCTAAGGAAGACTTAGCAGAGCGCCTACGTGAAATTGATATTATGGATATCGATTCGTGGATGTTAGATAGACTAGCAGATATGATAGAGGGCGGAGATCTCTAATGGAAGATTTAACTAGATGGATCGGCTGCGATCAATGCGGGACAGCTCAAGCAATGTATCTAATTAAACTAGTAGATGGTGAGCTGTACTTTTGTCACCACCACTATAATAAAAACAAAGAGGCCCTTGACAAGGTTTCATTTGAAATGATAGAATTGAATAAAACAGAAGAAGTACCTCAACTAGAAACGGCGGAAATATAATGGGAGATAGAGCAAACTTTGGATTCGTCCAACCTAATGGAAATACAATTGTGCTATACGGTCACTGGGCTGGATACAACATGCTTGGTAAGTTAGCGGATGCTGTAATCGCTGCTCGTCCAAGGTGGACCGATACATCATATGCAACACGTATTGCTATCAGTCAATTAATTGGAGACCAATGGAATATGGAAACAGGTTGGGGCCTGCAGGTAAATGAGCGCTCTGACAATGAACATAAGATTGCAATCGTAGACTTTGAACAGCAAACGTTTTCTCTTCACGAGGAAGACGACTTTAGAAATCAAGACAACAAAGTTCGTGGAATGAAGAATGAAGCAATCTTTACCATGGACCTGTCAGCATTCTGCGAGAAGTATGCATTGGAAAATATCTTAGTCAACTAATATGATATAATATTGATAGGCCTGGTGCCTATTCATATGAGTGGTGCATCTACTCAAGATGCTAAGTAAGGCAGGTTTTTCCTTTCGTTGAGGTCCTAGCAGCCGCTCCTTTAAACCCCCGTGTATTACAGTCCACGGGGGTTTATTCTTGCCCGCAAAAGCTTGAGGGTAAAATATTCTTCTTACGGAAGTCAAATAAATTTCCCAGGAATTTCAGCATATGAGATCATGTGGTGTAGAACACACCCATATAGTATATACAATGTCAGTGGTCTAATATATAATAAGAACATATCAGCGAAAGGATATAATATGCCAAACTGGGTGTATAACACATTAACTATACAAGGACCAAAAGAACAAGTAGATTCAATTAAAGATAGATTAAATGCTCCATTTACATTAGCACAGGAGACATTTGGTATGGGTGATATTTCTTCTATGGGATTTCCTACTAAGATTATTCAGGTATCTTATTCTAATCCCGTTTTTTCTTTCAACAATATCCATTCATATAAGGATGACGGAATTACTGATGAGGAATATGCCTGCCAACCTAATCGTGGTGATATAGATATTCAGAATGACCCTGATTGGTTCCGCAAATCTGTTGAGTTTGCTAAGACTCAGAAGGATTGGTACTCTTGGAATAATTCTAACTGGGGAACTAAATGGGATGTAGCCGTCCGTGACGGAGATGAATATCCAAATACAGAACTAATTGAATATAAGTCAGAAGGTGAAGACAACTGGGTTATATATAAATATGAGACTGCATGGTCACCTGCTGTAACTATCTTAACTAAACTAAGTAATCTTGTTCCTAACTGTGTTCTTACTTTAGAATTTGAGGAAGAGACAGGTTGGGGTGGTGAATATGAAATTATCAAGGGTGAAGTAAGAGAACTAATGGAATGGGAGAATCGTTGTTATGCTTGCCAATCTTTTGATACATTGAGTTACTGTGAAGATGAATGTGGAGAGTTCTGCTCAGAATGTAATCAAGGCTCTTGGCAGGATGAAGAGGCAATGGCAAAATGTCAGACCCACATGGTACTATTGGAATCTACAGAAAAGGCGGAAGTATGAGTTTCTTAGAAAACGAAAACCAAATGGTGATTGACGCTGAACTGCAAGAAATTGCAGAACAGTTATTAGATGACTGGATGAATTCTAATTTAGATGAAGGTCAGTTATATGCAGATTGGAGAATTGCAGACATGTCATCTAGCAATTATCTCAAAGGTAGGTTTAATCAACATTATGATTTAACACCTGATAACCAATACTATCTAGAATTTGATGAGGAGAAATAATGTTAGGGTATACGCAGAAAGATTTGGCAGATATGACCTATGGGGTCTACCAAGCTGACCTGTTGGTCAATGCTGATGAAAATCCTGCAATTCATAATTATTTAGTTATGGCTCATGATTTCTTACAGGGCTTGTGGGCAGAAGGGTATTTCGATCATGTCTAAATCATCTTACTTCCTAGAATATATGAAAGTTCATTTAATTAGTCTTATACAAGATTTAGATAAAGATTTGAATGTTGAATCTAAGATTAATATCCAAGGACAAATTATGGCAACAGAACATTTGTTGTCAGTGGCTACTGATATAATGAATTCTTCTAACGAAAGGGTATATGAATGAGACATACTGAACTTCCCGTCCATTTACAACGAATGGTAGACGCAGAGGTAACGGGGCTCGACATCATGCATGGAGAACTAAAAAACCTCATGCTTCTTGGAGAAAAGGAATTAGAGCGGACCTTGATAGCGGAACAAGAATCAGGAGAAGCAATGGATTCTATGGAACGTACTTATGCAGAAGGATATCTAGACGCATTAGTATCTTTATATAAACTAACATATGATTTATCATTTGCCATTGGGGGAAAAAATGAGTAGTTATGAGCCAAGCTTGGAAATCCTGGAAGTTAATTACGGCTGTTCTCCAGGAGGTGTAGATACATTTGAGGTCTATGATAGATCTGAGATTGAGCCTGTACAAATACCAATATATGAGACAGAGTCCTTGACCGAAGCGGTCCTATTCTGTTACAATTTGGGAAAGGACTTTATTGTTCGAACATTAGCGGAATGGGAAGAACGGGAGTTAATGAATGCCTAAATACAGAGTCTTTGGAGTTCAAGAAAAGAATTACTATGCAATCGTTGAGGCAACTGACGAATATGAAGCATGGGACATAATCAACGGGGACAAAGTCTTCCAATGGTTTGCAATACCTACAGATAAAACAATCGAACCTACTGAAGTATATGGGGAGTATGATGAAGCCTGATGACAAAGATAAACTAAATGAATGCTTAAAGATTCTAGATTCCACCGACCTTGGCTTGTCCCTGGTTTGGCTATGGACCTGGTCTACAATTAATAACATCTTTGAGGATGAGACCTACAAGCAGAACTGCACCATAGATGAGATGTGGGACCACCTCTGTGAGGCTGTGGAGGCAGGCCAGGGCTTCTCTCTAGAGTACGGGGCAGAACAACATCAAGACGACGTACTTGAATGGATGATGAATCGTGAATACATTGTAGACACAATGTTTGAGGAAGACGAGGAGGACGAAGATGAGGATGAAGATAAAGATGAGTGATCAATATGTCGACTCTGTCCTTGCAGAGGCCCAACGGCTTCTGTGGGGCGGATCTGAGACAGAGAACATTGCTGCACACAACCTGATAGCAAAGCTTATTAAAGACAGATTACCTGATGAAGAAGTGGAGTAGATTCTACAAAACTATAGATAAGCAGATCTATGTTTATTTAAAGAATGAGGATCCTGACACATATAAGGTACATGCATATGGGATGTCTAGATACTATAAAGGCGAGGACGCAATTCAGCAGCTTATTAAATTAGTTAGAGATTTAGGCGATTGTGATCTAAATGAATCTTTAATTAAAGAAGCAAAGAAAGAATTCGTGGGGGCGTAAAAAGCTTGTTACGAAACAATTAAATATCGGCTGGAACTATTGACCAAATCGGCAATAGTTGATATACTAATATAAAACAATATCTCGAAAGGATATACTACTATGACAACAAAGCGTGAATATCTAAAGTCACAAGGAATTACAGTTGGTGCCCGTGGTCGTTTCTCAGGAGCTGCAAAGGTAGCTATTGATGAGGCCCTGAAGAAGGGTGTTAGCTTCACAGCTGAGAAGCCTGCAGCAAAGAAGTAACACATATAGATCGGAGGGGCTGGTTGACGAGAGTTGCCAGCCCTTCCCCAATTTGGTACAATACTATAACGAAAGGCGGACTATGAGTAAAACACCAGAAACAAAAGTAGCAGAACAACTAATCAATCTAACAGAAAGCCATTGGTTCAATCCAGCAACGCTGGGTAGTTATATGGCAGACCAACCGCTATATACTATTGACCGAGTTATGGAAATGCTTGCTCAAACAGTTCATTATCTAAATAAGAGATATGGACAAGAGCAAATCAATGGTCGCACATCAGAAGGTCTATTGCTTGCTAATAAATTAGACATGTTAATTAAATCTATTAAACATACTGACAATCTTCAACTGCCGAAGGCACCTTCTAAGATAATTGGCGGGATAAAGAAAATGGATCCCTCCCTCAGATACTCTCATATCAGAGAGACCAATAGCCAAGTACAATAGAATAAACATATAGCCCAAATTATCCACAGTCTTATCCACAGGCTGTGGATTTTTTGTGGACAAAATTGGGGGCAGCTTTTTCCTTTTACGAGAGATCTAAAAATATCCTGGAATATCTGAGAGAAATGTATATATATCTTATTAAACATTATATATATGTCGACAAATCTATATAGAATTTAATAGAATTGTGGGCAAATTTTCCCGTTTACGGGGGCATATTAAATACCCCTGAAGCCTACAAATGTCGACAAAATGCTTGACAAATTTGCACGGATGTGCATCTATTGACATAAATGGAGCAAAATGGTATTAAGTGGGTAATTGTGGAGGGTGTTCAAATACACATATGTATATATGTCGATATATTGATAGTGTGCTGGAGGGAATTAATAGTATTTACTTTGGTAGATATCCTGTAGATATGGCTCTAAAAAGGCTTATAAGAGGATTTGAGGGGGGTCTGAGGGGAAGGGGATATAGGAGTTAGATGCTATTTTGGATGCTATCTCAGCAATTTATAGAGGCATGTTAATCATGCATTATGGCTGAGTTCATCCAGATATCTCCATCATTGTTGATCGAGTACTTTAGAATCATTGTCTTATTACACTTTAAGCATTTAGGTAAGAAGTCTAACTCTCTACTTAGCTCTATATTCATCTCTGATCTATCTGACATACATAGGAAGTTATAGGTGAATATGGGATCTATCTCGCCTTCCCGCCCCATTATCGTAATGGACTGATGAATGGCGTTATTGGCCCATAGTCATCATCATCAGACCATTTGCCTGTAGCAAAGCCTGATACTTTATCTAGTGTATTAAATAATGTATAACAGTCTGAACATACATATGCTGATGTATCTAATCTAGTAATTAATCTTAGTTGACTAGAATTAATATCTATCTTACAGTGAGCACATATTGAATCTTTAGCTAATCTTTTATGTGAACCATCACATCTAGGGAATATGCTTGATTGATCACATTTACATAATACCATGGTCATCTGCTTCCTTAAGCCATTGATCTTCCCATAGACCCATTAATGATTCATTGCCAATATCATCGAAATAGTATCTCTTCTTATCTGGGTTATAGGTCCATCCATACCATTTGTCGCCTTCCGACCAAGTTAGGTTAGTTGGACCCTGTTCTTTATATTCTGATAGTCTACGTAGCAATTCGTCATTCTCTCTGACTACCGCCTGAATCGCCTCTCTGAGGCGCTTGGGCCGCATGAGATATTTCTCCACAAAATTAAATAACATGTTCTCTCTTTTCGCCGCACTTTTCGTTCGCACTAATTGTGTCAATATTCTCCCATATAAGAGTAGGTATATTATCTATTACTTGGTACCTTGCTTGGTATCCTAAAGCTTTCCAGTCCATCTGCATAATACTTCTAGGCATTACCATCCCCCTAAACAGCTATTAGAATGAGTATGAAGGCTACGCTGTACTAAGTAGGATCCTTTGGTGGGTGCAAAAAGCTCTGTACCACATGCCCCACATCCGCCAAACCATTCTTGTGCAAAGAAATCATATGTCATTAGTTACCCTTAACTGCTAATACATTCTTTGAGTTAACAATTAAATATTTAGTTCCGTCTTCATCTTCGATCTCATCTCCGCCGTGTCTAGGGTAGTAGACTATATCTCCAATATCAAGGCCGTTTACAGGAATAAGGTCTCCCTTATAGTTGTATTCCCCGTCTCCAATATCAATGATCTCACCCCTTTTTAAGGATGTATCAGCAAAAGCTGCTGATATAACCAAACCAGACGCAGTTTTTTTATCTGTTGCTTCTTCTTCTTTGATCAGGATCATTCCACCATATGGCTTTATCATTTTTTCCCCTTTGTTTTTGGCATTCTATCTTCAATTAGATTAATAACCATATCAATACCATCCGCATATGCTTGAGCATCATCCTTAGCCCACATTAAATTACCCTCAGCATCAAATGAGGATCCACGATAGATTAAGTACTCAGCTTTCTTAATTAATAAAATCTCTATAAGTTGTTTACGCTCTGCCGAAATTGACTTGGTGCACCCACTACAGGGACATAACCAGTCTCCCCTACTTGGTGTTTGTGTTGGATCTGCCATTATCGATCTTCCTAGTAATTACTGGACCGTTCTTTAAGTTCCAGTCTTCCTGCTCTTTAAGCTTTTTACGCTTTTTTGCAGCCCCGCTCTCAACCTTATATATGGCTGTGTTTAATGTCATATACCTATAATACAATTTATGTGAAAGAATGTCAATGCTCCCAGACATAGATTCGAACTATGATTCACGGCTTCAAAGGCCGTTGTCCTGCCGTTGGACGATCTGGGAGTACCTCTGGTTGGATTCGAACCAACGCTTGCACGATTTTAAGTCGTGTGCCTCTACCACTGGGCTACAAAGGCTTGTGTTATTTTTAGTATAGAATATTTAAATAGGTGAGTCAAGTATTTCGTCTACCGCATCATCAATTGTGCGGGGATGTTCTTTGGTACAATTACCACAATCTTTACACATTATTTATCCTTAAATAAATATAGCCCCATATTGCATGGGGCCATATTTTTATTCAGTTATACTTTTTTAGGTCTTGTTTTCTTTGGAGGCTTTGGTCCCAAGCTAGTTTCTCTACGGATGCCATGTCGATTTTTATCAACCTTTAATCCCGATCTAAATCCTTGTTTTGGGTTTTTTCTTGTTGCCTCTTCACTTGTTACAGCTCCTGCTGGTGTTGGGTTTACTGGCGAAGCCATCCCTGTTCCATTATCGCTCATTAATAAATTGTCTTGTCTGCTCTGGAGTTGAAGTCATGTTTAAAGTTAAACCTGAATCTCCATCTCTTGAAACATCAAGGATTCCGCCAGGAATATTTACAATCCCAGCCTCACTTCCTAATGCTTCGCAACCACATTCAATACACATGATTACTTAGGGCCTTGTGCTGTAGATTGGTTTGATACGTCTTTTGCTGGAAACGCTGGCTTTGGATCTGCAGCGTACTGCTCTCCAAGGTTATGTGTTCCTGCTGGCTTTGTCTCGTTAAATCCTGTTAAGTTTAATCCGTCTGACATTTTATTTCTCCTATAGGTTTTTAATTTAGATGGTTCTAGAAAGCCACCTATACGACCATTATAGCATTTTCTGTATTAGGACCTGTAGACCTTATCCCAGCATTTATTGCACATCTCTATAATTGTTCCTACGCTATTGATGCCTAATTTAGCCGCCTCATTTGAACATCCATCAACTTTACAGTTATCGTTAAATTCCATTATTTTGCAGTATTAGACTTCACGCCTCTATAGCCAGTCTTTTTCTTATTCATTGATCCTGGTACTTTGCCGCCTGGACCCTTGTGATTGGCTTTTCTAATTTCTAAAGCTTTCGCAATCTTATTGTGATGTTTTCCCATAACTACCTTTCAAATATAAATGGGGCAGGATTATTCCTGCCCCATTTAATTAATTACTTCTTGTAAGCAACCTTTAGCTTAGGGAACTTGCTGTTCCATTTCTTAGCAAGAGCATTATATTCTTTAATATAAGTTGCCTTTGCAAGATCTGCTGTCGCCTTGTTTTGTGCAACTGTTACTGTTGCGGTATCCAAAGCTAACTTAGTTGCTGCATGTGCAGCCTTTTCTGCTGCTAATTGTGCATTTAATGCTGCAATTTGAGCATTTGCGCTAGCAAGAGAATCTGCAATATTTGTTACTGCAATGAACTTTGTTGCAGTTTTTGCTGCAGCAGCGAGTCCAGCAACGTCTGTTGCTGTAATTGCTGTTGATAGTCCAACTGTACCGACTGCTGATGGTGCTGTTAGATCAAAAACAAATGTTCCTGTTGAAGTATCAGATACTGAAACTGATCCTAGTGTTGCATTAACTGCTGTAACAGAAGGAGTAGATGTAACAACTGGGTTGCCAAATACGTCTGTTGTCTTTACATAAACCTTGTTAACGCTTGAGATATTTGTTGTATCTGGTGCTGTAAGAGCAAGGTTATACGCTGCTCCTGCTGAACCCTTGACATGGTATGTAATTGAGCTTCCAGCAAATGAAACTACTACAGTACCTGCATTTGTAGTTTTAGTATATACATAAAACTCTGCTGTTGTTCCTGTACCAGTATTGATGCTTGCTGTTGCTGAACCAGTTGATGAGTTAACTGGTGCTGCGTCTGTATGTAACGCTGTTACGATAGTTGCATTTGTTGCAACTGCTGAGACTACTGTACCTGTATCAAGTCCAGTAACTGCAATTTTAAGAGCATCTGCTGAATCTACCTTATTGTCAGATGGTACTGGCAATACTGATGGGTTAGCAGCAGTTGTTCCAGTTGAAACGGATGATCCGCCAACTGTTAGTGTTGTTGTTGCTGCATTTGCAGATGTAGCGACAATTGTTGTCACTGTCATGGCTGCAACCACGGCAATGGCTAGTTTATTCTTGAATGATTTCATTCTTCTCCTTATTTTATCTGCCTCTTTTGAGCACAGGGTTTTTATATCCAATCGGATAATTCTTTTATCATTAGGTGTTTTGGCATGGCGCCCACAATTGTTTTAATTGGAACCCCATCTTCAAATAATACCATAGTTGGTATTGAAGATACACCATATTCTTTGGGTTTGACCTGATTCTCATCAATATTTAACTTACCAACTGGTAGGCTATACTCTGAAGAGATCTCGTCTAGGATTGGTGAAACCTTCTTGCATGGTCCACACCAGTCCGCCCAAAAATCTATTAGTATTAACTTATTGTTCTTGATTAATTCATTAAATGTTTCATCTGTGACTATCATTTTGCCTCCGCATGTGTTGGCCAGTAATAACTACATGCTTCGCAACATGTGTATCCAAGTTCACGGTAGTCTGAGTACTCATTATAGAAATAATAGGACTCTGGATCTTTCTCAAACAACCGCCCCTTGTGTGTATAATGAAGCTTATCGTCACCTAGCCACCAAGGCTTTTCTGACTCTAGCATCATAAAGTGTTCTTGATAGATATCATCAAAGGTTTGTCGTGTGCTGTTTTTATAGCCACGCATAATTATTTCTTTAATGATTGCTTCGTTGTATGTAAATAGCCAATCTTCGTGGCCGTTCCACATTTTTACTGCTGGATGATTTCCCCATGCTCCTGAACTATAAAGTCCAGCTAATGACTTTAAAACTTGTAGGTTCTCAACGCTTTGTTTAATTAAACGCTTACGGTCTAAATGCTTTGCTGTTTCAGCAAAGTCCGCCTCTGGTAAGAATGTTTGCATGATACCTATTCTACTAAATTAATTTAAGAGAGTCAATAGGATTATTGCTCGTCTGGTTGATCTTTTAATTCTTCTGCTGCTGCATTAAATTTATCCATAAATTTTTGGATAACAAATAATGTAGTTTCTTTAGAGTTTAATCCAATAGCTTTAGATGACTCTTCAGTTTGTTCTTCTGCTGGAATAGCGTTCCAAAGTTTTTGATATAGTTCTGCTGCAACTTCCTCAACTATACCTTCTAGAACTGTCATTTTTTGACTCAATTAGTGCCTCCTTTAGGTTAATAAATTTACCACTACCTTGTCTACCTTTAATAGTTTTTGATGTTTTATCAATTAAACTAATTATTTCTTGATAAGATAATTCTGGGTTTGTTTGTGTAATTGCAACCCAAGATGCACCAGCAACCTGTGTAGCAATAGATGTTCCTGTAACGCTTTGAATTATTTCTCCTGGTGTCGATACATTCAGGGTTCCTTCTGCAATATAGTCTATGCGAAGCGGATCATGATTTGAGTAAGTTTTAATTCCGTCTCTAGAGCCAGCCCCTACTGAAATTGACTCAGGTATACAAGATGGCCAATCTATTCTTCTATAGTCTCTGTTATTTCCAGCAGCCATAAATGTTGGAATTCCAGCCAAACCAAGAACTTCAATCATTCCTTGTGTTTCTGGGGTATTTGGGCAATAATTTTCTATGGACCTAAAGCTGTGACTTCCTTGTGACATCGAAATAGCTTTAATATTATATTTATCTTTATTAAGATATACCCACACAAGAGAGTTGAGTATGGTTGCTTCAGTAGCATTTTGTCTATTATAATTAAAATCTTGACCAGCCATTCTAATAAATACAATTTTCATATTTGGATTAGTTGTTAGTGCTGCTGATACCATTTTTGTTCCATGATCAAATCCATTTTTTGTCATAGCATAAGGCGAAATTGTTGCTGCGCCCTTGCCTTCCATAAAATAATCTCCATTTGGACATGTTTTCCATTCCAAAATGCATACTTCCTGTGCAATCTTTCCTTTAAATTGCTGTACTGTTGTATCAATCGCTGTGTCCATTATAACAAGGGTAGGTTTTTCTATTTCATTTGGCTCAAGTGCGTTTGATCCAGTATTGGGAATTGATAACACCATAACGGATAAAATTATTGTTATTTTTTTATTCATGTTTATATAATACTAAAACAGATCAAGTCTGTCAATAGTTATTTTAGGCCGTCAAGCTTCTTTTGATACCATTTGCCAGCGTCAAGGCTAGGTTTTTCCATACCTTGTGACTCTAATAGATTATTTAATGTTACTGAATATAAATCTACAAGCATTTCTAGCCTTACTACCTGCATTTCAAGCAGTCTAAGTCTTTCTGATTTTCTCAAGGTTCCATTCCTTCTCTGTCTAAGGGGGTTGGTGCAGTTGCAATGTTTCCACATTCAACACAAACCATGTCTAAAAAATAAGTAGCAATTTCATAGTCATCAAAAACTGTTTTTACATACCAAACTTTAGATCCGCATGTACAAGCATGTGTGGGTGTGCCACGTAAATCTAAACCAGTGTGCTCTTTATCTGATTCTGCCAAATCCTCTTTATTAAAAACAAGTACTTCATACTTAGTTAAAAAATTCTTAAATATACCTATTGATAAAAGTCCTAATAGGAGTGCTGATAACCTGTTTAACCACTTCATAATACTATTATACTCTAAACTTGAATGTAAGTAAAGGGGGGTGCAACACTCATTGAAAATTCTGAAGCGGCTTCTAAAGCTGCCTTTAAACGCATTTTGGGGTTCTTTTGATTTTTTGTAGAATGCAATGATCCAAGTGCAAACATGCATCCGCTACCTTCAGCCATATAGTTTAACACATGCTCTCCCACATGAAAATCTTCATCTATAGTATATATCTTGCCCTCAACCCCAATTATAAAAATTCCTCCGACATCCTCACCCTCAGAACTTGATCCAAAGCTTCCATATCCATTATCTTTAAATGCTACTTTAACCGAATCAATAAATTTAGTTCTCATAAATTTGTCTAAACCAGAGTTAGTTTTTGTAGGAGTATATTTTGGTGGACTCCAATTATATTGAAGAATTTGACCCATTCTAAAAGAGTCTGTGAATGCTACACCATATTGTCCAACTTTAAATACTTTTGGCTCTTTGCGTGAAAATATTAAACCGCTTTTTTCGTCTGAGGCGGCATGGTCTGATGCCATAAAAACGGTACCGTTTTGGGCTATGGCTACTATACAGGTCATACTCCCAGTATACTATTTTTAAATTCGAAGGTCTAGGCCCCTTCTGGGTAATCTAAATGAATTAATGATAGCTTAATCAGAGTGTCTTCAAGCTCAGCCTTAACCTGAATTAACTGCTCTACTGCAGAATAATACTTTTCTTTCCAAGCATCTAATTCTTTTTCAATTTCATATAAATGGATTTTTAAATCCTTTAACTCTAATTTAAGGTTATCTTGATATCGCTCTATTCGTCTTGCCTGCTCCTTTTTAGATTCCATTCTGGCAGCGATAAGGGCTGTACCCATACCGCTTAAAATAGAAGCAGATAAGGCAATAACAATGGCGGTAGAGTCAATGTTCATTATATATACAATTATACAGTATATATATAATTAAACTAATAATTCAGAAGCTGAAATCTCATTTCCGATATAACGCTTTTTTAGCACAAATTCTCTTACAGCGTCTGGTCCACCTTGGCGACCAGCTAAAATAATAACCCATCTAGGCTCTACTTTAGAAGTAATACAGGTCTCGCACATTAATAAGTTAATTGGTAACAAAACAGACTTTCTTACATTTAATTTATTTTTTGTCTTGTTACAGGAGTAACATAAAATCTTTTCCATTAATCGCCTTCTTCTTGTTCTTGATGTTCAAAGACTATTTCGTCTATGATAGCAAAATCTTCATTTTCCAGTAGCTCTTCGTATTCTATTCCATCTTTAGTATATTTTACAACTGACGCAAAGGCACCAAGTTTTTCTACGGTACCATAAGTGTTTTCAGCATGTAGGTAAACTATATTAATTATTTCGTAGCTTTCTTTCACCTGGTTTTCCTTCCAACTCGCATCTTACTCCGTATGATTCTATAATCTTTTTAATCATTTCAACATAATCAATAACTCTTAATTTTAAAGATCCATCATACTGCGAAAAGTTATCTTCATATAGTCTTATGGCTAAAAACTCTGGGTACTCTACTATATCCATTTGTAAATCATGTGCTGGCCTTTTTATTTCTCTTAACTTTCTAGCCATCTCTTTTGTGTAAAATACGGGTTTGTCGGGCTCTCCTGTCCATAAATTAATACCGTGCTGAAAATGATTATTTGCCATGTTTTTTCTTTAACCTCTTCCAGACATCTTGTGTTTTATGGATGTTTCTTGCTTTATCAATTGAACCAGAATTTAAATAAACTCCACCCCAAATTCCATGTTCATCATTTTCTATACCAGACTCATAACACATTTTTATAACTGGACAAGATAGACACGCTTCGTCTATACTTTTTGCTATATTTGAATCTGCTTCATATTTTTCATAAAATAAATTGGTATCCATTCCTCTACATACTGCAAGGTGCCACCAATCAAAATCATCTTTATCTATGCCGAGATCATTTAAAATACTTGACATATTTTTTAGGCAACTTCCATATTCCTTCAGAGTTTACGGATACGTTCTCTGCTATTCCCCAAGCATCTTTTCTAAATCTGCCACTTAAGCTTGTAAATCCTTCTGGGTTTTTATTCCAGATAACTAGTTTATAGTTCTCCCAAAATGATTCTTGGGTATTCTTTTTATATCTATCTATAAATATTTCTACACCACGGTGGGTTAAATTTAACATATTTTCCTAACACTAAACCGTAGCATCCCAAGTACTATTATACAGGAAAAGCTACGGCTGTGTCAATGATTACTTTAAGAAAGTTCCGCCCCATACGGACTTTTTAATTGGCTCTTCTTTATCTTCTTTATCGTATGATTTTTCAATAGGTACACAATTTGGAACCATTCTGCCATTCTTTTCTTTCATGCCTCTTTGTGTATACCCTGACCAGCAAGCCTTTTGCATATTATCCCACTTATCTTCTTCTTCATTATCTGACTCATAATCTTCTGATTTAGACATATCTTCAATTTCGGCAGAATCTTCTGACTCTACCTCTGGGACCTCGATCATGCCTTCAATTGCTTCCATTAAATGCTCTATAACCATGCTTAATTGCTCTTTTGTAATTTCAGAACGTACAGCCTTGTTTATATTTTCATCCTCTGGTATCTCAATAACTGTTTCAATTGGATTAACTACGTCCTCTAGCATACCTTTAATCTCTTCTATAATTTCTTCTTCGTGCCCGTGCCAATCTTTTTTCATTGTTTTCTCCCTATTAACTATTTTACGTGACCAAGAAAATCCTGCGTCTCCGCCCCATGCTAACCACATTATTTTTCCATTAGAAGGACTTTCTGCGTTATCCCAGTCTTTGCCTTTTTTATCTACTTCATGACGTGAAAAATAAGAATACATGCGTTTAACTGTAGAGAGACTTAAAGTTTCTCCTCTAGCAAGCTGTCCTGCACGAGTCCAGCCCACCGCTGTTCCAGCGCCTTTAGCTTTACCCTGCTCTTTTAATTTAATAGCACGACGTGCTGCTGATTGCATACCAGAGGTTGGTTTGTATCCTTCTTTAGCCATTATTTCTCCTTGACACTAATTACTTTAACGTTTTTAATTTCATCATCTACACCAAATATATCATTAGCATAGTCTAGAGCGTCATTTTGATCAAAGGCTTCTACTTCTGCCTCGACCTCTAGCTTAACTCTATATGTGTTCATTTATTACTTGCCGCAAGTTGGGCAAACTTTTGTCTTAGCTTTAGTAGTTTTTTGTTCTGCTGACTTGGGTGCTGCGCCAAACTTTGGACGACCAAAACCTACGATTGAAATTAATACCCCAGCCTTATTTTTTTTGTAAGCACGAAGTTGTTTGCAAACTTCTCCACCATTTCTTTGGCTTCCAGACTTCTTTGAAGACGTGTTTCCTTCTATACACCAAACGGTTCCATCTTCGTTATCCTTTACAACAATTCCTACGTGAGACACCCTATCTACGCCATCTGATGGGAAATCAAAATAGGCTATATCTCCTGGCTCTGGGTCTGCAATGTCTCCATCAATCCATGAGTTAGCTTTCTTAAATGCCGTTACTCCTGCTGGGGTATAGACTGTATTAGGTATTTTTACTCCAGCCTCGTTACCACACCAGTTAACAAAACTTCCACACCATGGTTGGAAATTAGCCTTAGTGTAAGCGCCATATTTTGTTTCGTTATCTTTTGGACCTTCAATGGTCCCAATCTCTGCTGTAGCAACTTCAATTAAACGTGCTGCTGTACCTTGATCTGCCATTAGTCCTTGTCCCAATCTGTATCAACTGGTTGTTCTGCTGGCATTTCTCCGTCTGGTTTTGCCGCTAAACGTGCTGCAGTAGCATCAATTTCTGCTTCTAATTTTTTATCTGCCTGTGTGTTCTTGGCATCTACTTCTTTGTTTTGTATTTGAGCCGCCATAATGTCTTTAGCTCCTGAGTTTCCGATAAGAATTCCTGCAAGAGTACCTGTAATGAATGTTGCAATGCTACCCAGCACATTAAAAAACATTTTATCGTTCTCTGACTGTGCTCCAATAGGTTGTGTTACAAACAATAATCCATAAATAATTCCGAGTGCTGTCAGGAAAAGAATGCTTCCAAGAGTTATTCCTAGAATAAACTTTAAACGTGCATCTAAATCTGCAGCTGTTAATCTTTCTTTAGCCATTTGTTATTTCCTGTTCTGGTGTAATAGGTGTAATTGTTATTACATCTTTGGTGCAAGTCTGAGAGGCTTCACATTCTGGGGGATTGCATTCTGAAATCTCCCAGTTTTTAGGATCTTGACATGGATAGCGATACCTGTTTAAAGAGTCACACCCAGTCAATGATAGCATTAATAGCCCAGATAGGGCAATAGTAATTAATTTCCTCATGCTACTATTATACCTTACTCTGATTCTTTATTTCTAGCAGGGCTTGTAATTATCCAAAGGGCCGTTGTTGCTATAATTCCATAGCCTACTATAGTTTTTGCGCTTCCGTCCAAAACGACCCAAGCAATAAACATGCCAAGAAGGGTCCAGGCCTGATCAATTAGATCCTTGATTATATTTTTAAGTATTCTTACCATTTTCTACCTCCTCGTGAACCTGGTGAATTGGCTCCTGAGCCTCCACCAGAACTTCCTCCTCCGCCTGTGCCACTTCCTGTGGCTCCTCCTGCGGCAACTGCTGCTGCGTTAATTGCAGCGCCTCCTGCAATTACTGTAGCAACAACCATATCTGTTGCTTCTTCTCTTTCTGCATCTGACATATCTGCACCTATGCTTCCAAATGCAGCCAATGCTGCTGCTGGATCATTAAATAATTCTTCTACAAGTGCTGATGGGTTCTGTAATAATTCTACCTGTGCCGCAACTTCAGCAGTAATTACAACTGCATTTCCATTTTCATCCGTTCTAACATCTACTGGTGTTGATGCTGGTAGATCTTTATATTCAATCCCAGATGCTTTTATATCTGCAGAACTTAATGCTTCTCCTGGCTTTAAATCTTCAATAAGACTTTCAACTACCGCATCTTTTTGTTCTTCAGTTAATTCTTTACCATCTTCTATTGCTTTTTCAAGGGCCTCTGCTTCTGCTTCTTTTGCTTCTGCCTCCGCCTTTAGTTTATCTGCCTCTGCTTGTTTAGCTTTTGCTTCTGCTTTAGCGTTTTCTTCTTCTTGTGCTTTATCTTCCGCTTCTGCCCTTGCTTGCTCTTCTGCTTGTCTTGCAGCTTCTGCTTCTGCTTCTAATCTTTCTGCTTCCGCTTCTAATCTTTCTGTTTCCGCTTTTGCTGCAGCCTCTTCTGCTGCGACACGATCTGCTTCTGCTTTAGCTGCTGCTTCCTCAGCAGCAACTCTATCTGCTTCTGCTTTTGCTGCAGCCTCTGCAGCTGCTTTAGCTTCTGCTTCCGCTTTTGCCGCTGCTTCAGCGGCTGCCTTTGCCTGTGCTTCTGCTTGAGCCGCTGCAGCTTCCGCTGCCGCAGCTTCTTGTGCTGCTTGTTGTGCCGCTGCTTCCGCAGCTGCTTGAGCCGATGCCTGTACTGCTGCTCTCTGCTCTGCATAATAATTTGTAGTAACCTGTGCAGCATTTGTCATTGCTGTTACTGCTTCATTTACTTTTGTAGTTGCTGTATTTGCAAGGGAGTCTGCTGTTTGAACTGCAACTGTTAGGTTTTCATTAGCAGTTGTGAGGTTTTGTTGCTGAGTTGTTAGGTTTGTCTGAGCGGTTGTTAGGTTTGTTTCTGCAACTGTTTTTTCTGCCACAAGTGTTGTTAACACGGCAACTTCTGCCACCTTAATTTCTGTTTTATCAGCGACTACTGCTGTTTGACTTTCTATTTGAGCAGTTAATTCTGTATTAGTTACATTTGTCATTGCTTGCACTGGCTGCCCAGAAGTTTCACGTACACCAATACGAGGTCCGTTATATAAGTTAGTTGTATTTCCAGCAACTGTACCAACGCCTGTCCATTCTCCAGTTGTAGGGTTTACGGTCATAGTCCAGTTAACATTTGTAATTGAACTGCCTGGATTACCAAATAAGTGTAAATCCCAATCAACAGCAAGAGTTGTTTCTGTGGTTGTTACTGTAATTCCAGCGTTAGGTCCTGCACTTTGGAAGTCAGAACCAAAGACTGAGATACTTGGTCCGTTAGGGAAATCCCACCAATTATAGTCTCCAATACCAAAAGTAATAGTTGCTTTAGAGGTTACATAAATTTGACTATTATTTCCTTGTCCTTCATAAACCGTGTCTCCCATTTTAATATCAAATGGTGTGCTGATCTTTGTTGCAGCATCATACATAGGAGGCAAAACTGTAGTAGTAACGGTTGGCGTGTCTACTGGTTCTGGTGCTACATATCCCTCAGTAGTGTATGTCTTGCTGTCTGATGGTGTGTTCTGAAGCTCTGTTAATGTGGTCTGAGCATTAGTAAGATTAGTAGTGGCAGTTGCTACTACGGCAGTTTGGCTTTCTACTGCTGCGGTTGCGGTAGTAACAGTAGCGGTGGCTGATTCAACGACTGTTGTTGCTGTTGCTACTATTGCTGTTTGAGATTCAACTGCTACCTGAGCTGTTTGTGCAACTGTTACTGCTGTCTCAGCAGATTGAATTGCTGTTGTGGCTTCTTGTACCTTTACTGTAGCCTCTGCTACCGCAGTAGCAATTGGTTCTTGTGTGGTAGCAATTGTAGCTGCTTGCGTTGTTGTTGTGTTAGGAACATTAGTTTGAATTGTAGTAGTTATAGCAGTTGCTTGTTCTTCTGCTGCCGCCTGCAATGTCTCCGCTGCCGCTTCAACCTTATCTGCAACTGTCTCAACTGTAATAGGAGTGGTTGCTGTGGCAGTGTCTGAAGAAGGATTAACTGGAGTTACTTGAACTGTTGGCTCATCAGCATTTGCTATGCTAGGCCCAAAAAGGAAAAGCCAGCCGATTATAAAAAGGCTGGTTAAAAAGTATTGAAACTTTCTAGTCAATTAGGATCTCCTAAGTAATGCAATATTTTTGCTTACTTAGTAATTATAGCAGAATGTTAGTTTAAACTACTTGGGATTATCTGTTTTATAAAAGCCACTACCATTGAACTGAATTCCAAATGATCCATAGTGTCTTACAAGATTAGCGTTACATTTTTGACAACCATATGTTGGCTCATCATCTGTGATGCTTCTTTCAAATTGTACGACATCCTCTGGAGAGCATTCACACTTGTACTCGTATATTGGCATTACTTACCGCTCTTTTTTCTCTTTTCAGCTAAGGCAACGAAGTCTTTGACCTTAGTTTCTCCCATGTATCCCCACGCATAACCATCTTCAATCATTTGTTCATTAACAGACTTATTGTTTCCGTCAATATAAACCCAACCTAAAATACGACCATACTTTTCAGAACTATCTGGTTTTTCTGTTTTTACAACAATTTCTTTAGCATCTTTAAATTTAGATTTTAGATACTCTTTTGACTCTAAGCCTAATGTCTTTTCAAGTTTGTCTGTTGTTCTTGACTCTGGTGTGTCAATTCCTGCCAACCTAAGTCTTTGAGAATATGAAATGCTGAATCCAAGATCAATGTCAACATCAATAGTATCTCCGTCCACTATCTTTGTTACTTGCTTAACTCTGTATTCAAACATAATTCTCCTTAAATTTAAAGAGCAGTTTTGGGACGTGCTCAGGTCCATCCTTCGGGTAGCGACCCGAATAGTCTGCGACTCCCCAGTGACGGGGTGCAGATTTCTATTATACTATTTATTTGATCTTGATGGGCTTGGGCTTTTTTTCTTCAGGCACTATACGATCTACATTGATATGCAGCATGCCATCCTTTAACTCAGCACCAGTAACTTCCATGTATTCTCCAAGGGCAAAAGATCTTGTAAATTTTCTGCTTGCGATACCTTTGTGAACAACTTCTGCATCTGTTACCTCAACAATTTCTCCTTTAATTATAAGACTGCCATTGTCTACAGACAACTCAATATCATTTTTTGAGAATCCAGCGACAGCAATCGATAACCTAAATGTGTCTTCATCTAATTTGAGAAGATCATAAGGTGGATATGATTGTGAGTTTAGTTTGTGTGCATGATTTAAACGACTTAGCTCCCTATTGAAGCCAATGAAAAAAGGATCATTAAAAAGATCCATAGCAAATTGTGTTACCATTTTATTCCTCCTTTAAGCGAATAAGTTAATATACGGGCCTCCTATTGGACGACCCGTATACTATTATATCAAATATTTTATTTACTCGCCAGAAGAAACTTCTCCTCTGAGAATTGATTTCTTTGGTTTATTTGAATCTGACTCTGAAGCATATAGAGCTCTTAAATGAGCCTCTGCTCTTGATCTGCTTGGGTGGCAACTAACAAGCTCACCACTGTCTTTTACAACTGCATATCCGCCTCTACATTCGGCAGAATTTTCTTTTATATTCCAAGGCATAACTGTCTCCTAATCTATTATAGTATTTACAATTATATCATTTGTAAATTTTGAGAGCGGGTGACCAGAATCGAACTGGCACTATCTGCTTGGAAGGCAGAGGCACTACCATTATGCAACACCCGCAAAGCACCCCTGGCAGGAATCGAACCTGCGACCAACAGATTAGAAGTCTGTTGCTCTTCCTCTGAGCTACAGAGGTATATATTTAATCGTTTGGCATATTCCATTCATCTATGTCCATCTGAATAATGCCCATTTGCTTTGCTATCTCTTTTCCTTCTTCTGTTAATTCTAAAGTTGCTTCAAGGTTTTCGTCATATGAAACATTCACTAAACCCTTTTCATATAGATCCATTAAAGATTTGTCTACATACTCTTCGTGGGCATCCCATAGTTCTGGGGCAACTTCTGAGGCTGCCTCGGTTATTTTATATATAAATTCCCCAGTATTATCAACGCCAGCCAATTCAATTGCCCCTATAGAAATATAATATTCTAACTTATCATCACTATTAAACTCAAAATCTTCTTCCATTTGCAGCCTTTCTGTGCAACAGGTAGGACTTGAACCTACGATTACCGAATTATGAGTTCGGGGCTTTAACCAACTAAGCTACTGTTGCTTAGTGTACTATTGTATCGTTCCGTCTTCATTCTTGTCAATAGTTTCTTCAACCAATTGCTGAACATAATCAGAAAAATGTTTCCTAATGCTTCCAGCTGGTCGCTTGCCTAGTGTTTTCCAAATTCTTTTATATTCAACTACATTAGAAAATGTTGTTGGACATAGCATAACTTCGTTGTATTCTTTTAATGTAGTTGGTAAAGGAACATGTTTACCACAACACTTACATTGTTTAGCCATTTCTTGATAAGCACTCATAGTACTGTCATCCCGTCTATCGCATCCGCCAAATCTGTTGGCATCCTAGGTGGCCTAATAAGATTAAGAATTGTTTCGTCTTCTCTTTTTATGCCAAAATCATTATCATAACTCATAGATTCATATGTATGAATATTAACTTCTTGATTATTTTGAAATCTACTTCTGCTAATTGCATTATATATTGATCCGCAAACTGCATCTGCTAGATCTTTTGATCCTTTTCTAGGGTGGTCTACTCTATCTCTCATTATTCTTAGCTGCAAGAGCTCGTCTATAAGCAAAGGTATATGAGGACCTATCACTCTTTCTTCAGATACAATCATTGCCATGTCATCATAATGCTTTTTGGCGACAGACAGAATCTCTGTATTGATGCCATATTGTTTGAGTTGTTGCATCATGTCATGAGAGTTCCATCTGTCAAAGGTACACACACGAATTTTAAATCCTCGTGTTTTTAATGAAAGTATGTAGTCTTTTACCTCAGTAAAATCTACAGATTTATCTTTTGTTGGAGTCCAATATCTAACTGCGTCAATTTCTACTATAGGGGCTGGCTGTGAGTAGGTGTCTGTTACTTTAACATTTACCCATTTATTAACATGTGACATTGAGACTGCACAATGGTCGTGCTTTTGAGCTAAGTCAACATGTATAAAATATTCTTTATCTGGGTCTGGTATGAACCATTCTTCTAATCTTCCAAAATTATCTACAGCAAGATGCCCTTTATTAAATGCCTTTTCAATTTTTTCTTTAGACTTAAAAAATGCATCTACCGCATCTGGTGGCATGCATGCAAAACGTGAAAGAGCATCTAACGGATTAGTAAAGAATGCAACTTTAAAATCATTAATAGTTCTAACTGGATTTACTTCCCACGTAGGCCTCTTTAATGCATATGCTTTTGGAATCTTGTATGAAAGAATATGGTCTTCTTCCCATTGAATCTCAAACTCATTTCCCTCAGTTCCGTCTGGTAAATCCTCGTCCATTTTAAATTTATGATCACGAACAATAGTTTCTTTTTCGGCTACCACTGCATCATATCTTTGCTGAATATAGTCGTTTTTATAACGTGGGAATGAGAGCAATATAACCTTGCCAAAATCTGGAAAACGTGAATCAACCGATGCTCTATACATGTCGTATATGGCACTACCAGTTTTAGCCTGATCATGCCCAGTAGTATTCTCAATAGCAAATCCAGAGATTTCGTCAAGAATAATTACAATAACGTTATATCCTTCCCATGCTTCACGCTCAGAGTGTCCAGAGTGAACAGTAATAGCTTTATCAAATTTAATTTCAGAAGCCTTGTCGGTGTACTTTCCAGCAAACCATGGTGACTTTTCAATTCTTGTTTTAAATCCTTTAAAGAATACATTATTAGCTTGTTGTGCGTTAATAGCAATGTTGATAATATCAATTGAGTCGCCAGGAGGTTTTCCATAATACGTCGCTGGATCCTTTAGGCATAATAGCAAGTAAACTATATATGAAACGGCAATAGTAGAACAATAATCTTTGCCAGAACCCTTGCCAAGTTGTGCAACTACTTCATTAGCAGTTTGTTTAAATCTAATCTTTCCTTCTTCTTCGCCAAAAAGCTTAATCAATGTAGATTCTTTATAAATTTGTGAACTTTTTTCAATAAGTGTATATTGATAATCAGATAATTCTGGTAGGCCAAGGTACTGTGGGCTTCTGACAAAAGTTTTTAAATCAACGGGCTTCTCTTCAAATTCTTCGCCGTCAAGTAAGTCAATTAAATCATCAAAATTAAATTCCACTTACTTCCTCAATAATTTCTATTGGCTCAACAACCCCACTTATTTGGGATAATCTTTTTGCTACATCCATTTTACATTTTGGACAAGAGGCAGTTACTTCTTTTAATATCTTAACCAAGATTTCTTGCTTTCTTTCAGTCTCAGATATTTGAGTTGCAAGCTCTGCGTTATCAAGTAGACCAATTTCCTGAAGCATGCCTATTCTTTTTCCTTCAATATCTGCAATCAATTTTAATGCCGTTGACTTAACATTTAGCTGACCCTGTTGATCTGCGTCTTCTACGGTCTTCCAGGCTTCTTTAATAAGCATTGCATAGTGCTTGTCTGCACCCGAGATTGCTTCTTTTGCTCTCTCTTTTGCCGTGCTATCGTTGTGTACCACAGACTTCCACTCATCAATTAACTCAATAACCTCAGCCCTCTTTAACCCAGTAAGGGTTGAAATTTGAGTTGGGCTATTACCCTTAAGCAGTTCTGAGACAACTTTATTCATTCGATCAATATGATCTACTAATTCAATTTCGGACATGTATAACAGTATACTCTTAGTCGACTAAAAAATCAACTAGATTTGGCTATTTTATATAGGACTAAATACCCAATTAGATCATCTATGTCGTTATCTCCAGCAAATCCTTGATTATTTTTTACTCTATTTAATTTATCATCAATACGAACCTTTAATTGTTCCGTGGAGTCCGCCGTTGAAAATATTCTTGCAGGCTCAAGAGCTGAGTTACCATATGAAATATTTTTTTCAATTAACATGTGAGCAATTTCATGACAAGTAGACCATATGCTACGTCCTGCTGGTGCTCCTACTGACCTTAAATATAAATCATTACAGTTAAACATTGTTGCATCTTCAAATACTGGTTTTAACATCATACGTCCATTTCTTTATATAATTGCTTAAGTCCACGTAGTGTACCTATGTCCATATATCTGCCGCCTGGTTGAACAGATTGAATATCTAATCCTTGATCTATCCACTCTTGAATTTGTTTTCCTGGGTGGTCTAAATTTGGATCTATGTATCTTATCATATTTTTACGGAATAGCATAGTGCCCCACATATCTTTATAATCACAATCCGAAACTTTATCTTTTGAAGAAAGGACTTTTCCTTCGCTAGATAAAAGAATTTGTCCAACCCTGCCTTTTAATTCTCCAAGACACTCCCAAGTTCCAAGAACTAAATCTGCGGTGTTCTTTTTCATCATTTCTTTATATATATTTAAAGGAGCATTTAAAATATAAGTGTCTGGCATGCCCACAAGAACAGTGTCATTGTATTCGCCTATCATAAATTTAATAGCGTCAGACATTGTTGATGGTTCTTTTACAATTAATTTAATATTCATATCCATATTTTGAATAATTGGTATCCACTCTGGTCTTGTAGAAACACGAACTTCGTCGCATACCTCTAGCATCTGCTCTACATGCCATTGCAGTAATGATCTTTCATCAGATATAGGTAGGCAAAACTTGGGAATGCCTCCAATTCTAGATGCCTTACCTGACGCTGGCAAAACTCCTATCGTAGCCATTCATGATCCCTTCTTCTAGACAATGACCAAGGCTTAGATATTTCAAAGTTGTTGGTCAGTTTGTATTTATAGTACTCTTGATTTTTAATAAATGTCTCGTTATTTATGTTTTTTAATTTATCATCACTATTAATTGTTTGACTACCTGTTTCAGGAGCTGTGTCAATGGAGGTTGATACTATAGTATTTTCTGGGCAAAATCTTGCAGCTCTTTCATGAAAGTCATTGTCTTCAAAATATATTGGATAAAAATATTCATCAAATAGACCAATCTTGTCTATTACATTTTCTCCAACAGAAAAACATCCGTATGAATCATTTGTAAGTATAAGTTTGTCTGGGCCGCTTAATCTATCTATTTCTTGTAGCGCTGTTTCTGCCCACCTAGTGTCAGCAGAGGCAAAAAGCCAGTACTTAGAATGTGGATAACATTTAATACCAAGATTCCATGCAGCAGATAGACCTAAATTTGCTGGCATATTTAGAACTTTAACATTTTCTTTTTGTGTTTTAAATTCTCCGCCATTATCTATAATTAAAATGTTATCTATTGGATAACTAATTGACTCCAGCATTGATTCTAACAGATCATATCTATTTAATACTGGAACTATAAGTACAGGGATGCTCATCTTTTTTTAATTAATCCAAACTGATCTAAGTATCTCTGTATGGTCATAGCAGAGACATTACATTCTTTACCTATTTCTGTAACGGTTTTCTTTTGTATAACATATCTTCTATATAGCCAATCTTTGCTTTGATAAAGCTTCAAATAGACCACCAGCCTTGTAATATTGTTTTGCCACTTGCTATCCAGTCTTTATGCAATTCCCATTGATACTGCCAATTTATCTCGTGTGTGTCTTTACCACAATAAGGACATATATTTTGATTTACATATTCATATACGTGCCTACACATTATCTCTCCGTAAGTATTGTATTGGTATAATGTGCAATTCCAAATGAATCTGCAACGTCAAAATCTGATAGGTTAAGGTCGTACTTCTTATTGAAGTAGTCTACTGTTCTTTGCTTACGCATATTTCTTAATTGGTTTTGATACCATGAGTCTGCATAACCTGGGTGCTTTGCTCTTATTGCTGCCTTCTCATCTTTAGTAGGGTTACTATTCTTAATGTATGCTTGCCATGATGAGGGCGATATAGTAATTACTTCCGCCCCAGTAGACATAAGCTCGGCGATAACAACCCCATAAACGTATGATAATTTAATTACAGCATCCGCTGATTTTACAAATACAGCGCCTTCTACAACTATATAATCAGACTTTAGTTCATCTAACATTAAAGACATTTTTTTCTTAGCGTCATATATTTTATCATATATATTGGTGCCAACTAAATCAATCTTACCCCATTTAATTGGATAATCGTTCTCCATTAAACAAAAAGCTATTGAATTTGTTGAGGCATCTATACCAAGAACACGGCTTGCCTTAGTCTTTACTAGGTTAGCTAATGTCATCTATCATTCCCATTAAAATGCTTTTATTACTTAAGGTTATTTTCTTTTCACATATCGTACAATAATCACCCTGGTTATACCTACTTAGCTTTACATTACATTTTTTACACTCACGATAGGCGCCATTTCTAATAGCCTTTTTTTCATAATATTTTTCCATAATTCTTTTATTTGTTGCCACTCTACAACAAGTATCTGAGCAATACTTTTGATTGTGTGTCTTTGCATCAAAATCTTTTGCACACTCCTTGTTGCCGCATATCATATTTTTGGAACCTCAAATTTTTCTATTTGAATAGTTCCAGTTGGCATGGACCAACATGCTTCTTTTGCTGGACAATACTTACAGGCTGAAGTAGACTTAGTAAATGATCTCATTGGCAGGTCTCCGTCTTTAAAGTTATCCCAGACTTCACACATCCAAATAAATGTATCATCAATAATTTTTTTATTTCTTTCATTCATAACAACTGGTATAACTACTATTTCTTGTGTATTTTTATTTTCGTATAGAAAAAATCCTTCTTTGGCATCAGTTAACTTCATGTAGGTAAGCAGTTGTAGCATGTGATTTGCTGATGATTTCATCTCTGCTTGACGGGTATCCCAAACTTCTTGTTTAGCAGTTTTAATTTCACCAATTACTTTCTCTCCCTCCCACTCCATAACAAGGTCAATAAAACCTCTAATAGGTGGGTAATCATTTTTAATCTCTTGCTCTTCAGAAACAAAGTTAGGCATTGTCTTTATTAGATTTTGTAATCTTTCGTGGGCTTGTGTGCCTTGAGCCATATTTGCAATAGCAATGGAATCATTATCGTTGATAAACATAACTCCACTAAATGCTAGATACCAGTATCTTGGGCAATTGCCATGGCCATAGCCTAGAGAACTTGGGCTGAATGAGGTCTTTGTTGTAATTGCATCTTCTCTTTTTGTAGACAGGTATGCATCGTCTAGCATTTTAGCAAAAACCTCTGGGTCGAATTTACCAGATGACTTTTTAAATTTTAGGTTCTTGACTATATCTCTACCCATTTATGAATTGTACCTAACGACATACTTAAGTGCATCTACAAGTTTGTCTATGGACTCCTTTACTGAATAATATACGTTCTTCTTATTGTTATTTTCTGTTCCAGCTTTATCTTTTGCAATTGTAGAATAAACTGAAGCAAGCACTGCAAACTTAGTTGACATTGCCTGTAGCTCCATGATTAGGTGCGGAGCTTTGGCAGATGGAACATCTGGGTTCATTAACAATTTTACCACAATTGCCAAAGCCCTATCTAAATGCTCGTCCTTCATAAACTCATGAAGATCATTAAATTCTGTAATATCACTAATTAATTCAAGAGTGTTTTTATCTTGCGTCATGCTTCATATCCTTATCAATCTTATTAATGAATAGCCCAATTGGGTATCCTGCAACAAATCCTATTAACATGCCCAACAAAAATGATGTCATGACATTACATTCTGAACTAATGCATAGCCTATCCAAAGTCCGACAATACCCATCAATCCAGCAAATACTGGCGGTGCAGGGATAGGTAGCTTAAATATACTAAAGATTCCACCTACTCCAATACCAGTTAAAGTAGTTAAAAAAAGTTCTTTCATTTATTATTCTCTTCCCAAAATTTGATCAGTTCCTCGAGAACAGACCATTCAATAATACCAAGACGAACCTTAGAGTCTTCACCAATTATAATTTTAAGGGCAGGGTGCATATCACGACTTACCTTAAATGTATCAGTGCATATCTTAGCCCATACATCTTTATTTAAATTAAAAGATCTTGAAGCCTCTTTATAGTCTACAAGGAATTGTTTCCATTTGGCATCACCCTTTTGGTAATCTCCCCGTCCACTATTTTTTTGAGCCTTAGCCCCGTCTCTTTTTACTTCAGATCTTTCTGACATTACTGAACCCTAAATGTTGTTGTATGGTCTTTTGAGCACTTCCAAGACATAACAAGTTCTATTGGATCCCACAACGCACCTCTAACATCTTCATCGCATTTTGAACAAGCACGTACTCCAGATAGCTGTTCTAGTTCATATCCCTTTGATTCTTCTTTAATTTTTGTATTAAGAAACTCATTAAGATTTGGCATTTATGTCTCCGACTAAACTGTCTACAACATCTGGATTTTCTCTTAAATACGCTACAGCCTTTGCACGTCCTTGAAAACGTTCTCCATTTACTGTATACCATGCTCCACCTTTTTCTACTATGCCACACATTTCTGCAACATCAAGAGTTTCTCCGACCCTATCTACGCCAAGAGCTTCTCCTTGGTAATAAAAATCGTATTGTCCTGATAGGTTTGGTGGGCCGAGTTTGTTGTAATCAATAATCCAATTAACTGGTCTTCCAACTCTTTGTTCAATAATTTTGTCGCCAACCTTAATGCCAGCTTTAATAGCATTAGCTTCGGCTTCAGACGACCATAACTTAATGACCGTGGAAGAAAAAAACTTAACTGCCATTCCACCTGTTGGTATGTGGCTAGCATGCATGGAGCCAAACTGATTTCTTTGTTGTGAGATTAAAACAAGCAATGTGTTTTTATTTGCATAATTCAACATTTTTACTGCGTGTGTCATATCTTTTGCTTCGGCGCCGATCTGCTTTGTGTCTTGTAGATCTTTCATTTCATTTCCGTCTTTTTCAAAATAAATTCCTGGAAGAAGTGCTGATATAGAATCTACGACAATAAGATCCACTCCAGCCTCCATCAGCTTTACGCCAACATCAACCATATCATTAACTGTTTTTGCTGGAGAGTAGATTAGCTTTGAAGAATCTACACCTAAAGTTTCTGCCCACTTTTGATCGTAAGATGCCTCTGCATCAATCCATGCACAGGTCTTTCCTTCTTTTTGTGCAATTGCAATCATCTGTAAACAAAAAGATGACTTGCCAGCAGATTTATTTCCCCATACCAACACTTGTCTTCCGTATCCTAGCCCACCCTTTAAGGCCATGTTTAGACCAATACTTGGGGTTAATTGCTTTTCTACCTTTATGTCCTGTGCTGACTGGACTCTTGCTCTTGTTTTTGGATCTAGTTTTGATAATATATTATCTATTGTGATAGTCATTTAAACTCTTTTCTTAAGTATATAGTATAGCATTAAAACAAATTCCCGTGAAGCTTTGGCCTTTCCTTATTTATATTTACTTTATTTTCTAGGGCTACGTCTAGGGAGTGTGAAATCATTTCTGTGTTCATCATTGCCGCATACAAGTCCAGAAGCCTAATTACCACATCTGCCATTTCTTCAACAATATTTTCACTACCCTTATTTTTTCTTACTGCTTCTAAAACTTCCGTAACCTCTGAGTGGATAAGCGCTAGCTTGTTTCCAATTACATTATATGTAACTTCATCTTCCCAAAACCCTTTTTCAATTGCTGTTTCGTGAAGAATTGCTGAAAGTGCATCTAAACCAAACTCTGTAATAATTTTATTGCTGTTCAACTTTGTCTCCTAATTTAAAAATAAATGAAGGTCCTTCTTCATCATATTCAACTACTAACCCCTTGTCGGAATTACCAGATTCAACAAATGTCAATGTAGACACTTTTACTTCACCAACAGTTTCTAGTATTGAAAGTAAAACTTTATTAATACTAAATTCAGATATAATATCTTCATGATTTTCCATTTAATCTCCTACGTATATATCAACTTTACCATTTGATTTAAGCCAATCAAATGTAGCCATCAGGTGTTCACGAGTCTCACAGGTTTCGCATCCATCATAAAGATCATATGGCTCCCAATCTTCTGGCACCGCATCATCGTATAGATAATTCATGCACATTGCTCTGTGGTCACCTATAAAAACCTCAAGCTGCTTTGCCTCTTCTGTTGTCAGAATTATATCTATCATTTTATTTCCTTTATCATAAGAGTTCCATCATCAAGTTTTGACAAGGTTACCTTACATTTCATTCCTTCTCTCATTTTAGCCAAAGCCATTTTATAGAGTGTTGGGAATGCAATTGCTCTTGTTAAGTTTTTATCTCTATCTGAAAATACAAGGTGCGCCATCATTTTGCCAGCCTTAGTTTTATAAGGAGTAAAACTTACAACTATGTATTCATCTTCTTCTAAATCGTATTCTTTCCTATAAAGGTAGTCTACAAATAAGTCTGATCCGCTTGGATCTATATCAGACACCTTAACATATCTTGCTATTCGGTTATCTCCAACAAGTATAAAATACATTTGACTTGTTTCTATTTGTGTCTGTTCGTTATGGAATAAACCAATTGAACCAGTTTCATCTACCAACTCAATTCTTGCCCATCCAGTTCCTCGTTTAATTCCCTTTACCATTCCAAACATAACAAATGATCCAAGGTCATCAAATTCTTCAATCGGTCTAGCCTGAGCTTTAATGCGTGGAGGAATTCCTTCTAAGTTAAAGGTTGGGATCCCTAAGTATTCGTAATAGTTATCTTTTTCGTTTCCAGACCTAACATTATCCTCAAAGGCAGCGCCACCAATTGAATTAAGTGCAGCAATAGCTCTACTATTAATACCACTACCTTTCTTAGAAGCCTTTTCAATAAAGTCATTGTAATTTGTATAAGGTCTTTTTTCTATAATCTTGTTTGCGATACTGTCTGATATAAACTTAACTTCTGCAAGTCCAAATCTGATAGATTCTCCTTGCAAAGAAAAATAAACATTAGATTCGTTTATATGAGGAAGTTTAATGCTTAGCCCTAGTCTTTTGGCTTCAATTAAATATTCCGTTCTGGCATCTTTATCATTTTCGTTTTTAAGAATTGAAAACATAAATTCAAGAGGGTAATAAGTCTTGAGCCAAGCAGTATAATAACTAAGCATGGAATAAGCAACAGCATGAGAACGGTTGAAAGAATAACCCGCATGAGCTTCAAAATCATGCCAAAGGGTTTCTGCTTTTTTCTCTGAGATATGCTTAGAAGCGCCGCTAATAAATTGATCCTTGAATTGGTCGAACTCTTTTGCATCTTTCTTCTTTCCAATGATCTTTCTTACCTTATCGGCTTCTGACCATGACATTCCACCCAAGTGTACACAAGCTTGCATAACTTGTTCTTGATATATAATAACTCCGTATGTATTCTCTGTAAACGGCTTAAGAATTGTGTGAGTAAACTCAACTGCTTCTCTTCCATGTTTACGATTAATATAAGCAGCACCTACAGTATTCATTGCGCCTGGTCTAACCAATGCGTTAGATGCGGCAAGATCTTCAAACTTATCCACACCCATCTTAATAAGAAGGTTTGTGTATGGTGTTGCTTCGGCCTGGAATACTCCCTTTGTATATCCATCGCTTAACATTTTATAAACTTTAGGGTCATCAAGAGAAAGCTCAGACAAATTAATATCCTTGCCAGTTCTTTTCTTAACTGAGTCTAGGGTATCTGATATCACAGATAAAGTTTTTAGTCCAAGAGCATCTAATTTAATAAGACCAATATCTGCAACTGTATCCATGTCATACGCAACAACTGGTATACGTCCAGAAACAGAATCGCTTGCATCTGCACGAGACTCAACTGGTGCAAACTTTCTAATATCATCTTTTGCTACCACAACTCCAGCAGCATGTACTCCTACTGAGCGGATACGTCCACGAAGCCTTTCTGCAAGCCATACAACCTCTGGGTATCTTGTTCTAAATTCTTTTGTATTTGGAGAATCAATAAAGTCTTCAAATGTATCAACTGACTTTAGTGCACGGTTAACTTCTTGAAGAGGAATCATAAATACACGAGCAGCATCACGAACTACTCCCTTGTCTTTAAAATAAGTAAATGTAGAAATTGATGCTACGTGCTTAAATTTTTTCTTTAAATAATCCTTAACCTCTTTACGACGGCGGTCCTCAAAGTCTGTATCAATATCTGGGAAATCATTACGTTCAGGGTTAATAAATCGGAAAAACAATAGGTCGTATTTAATTGGATCGACATCCGTAATTCCCAATGAATAACAAACTAAAGATCCAGCTGCAGAACCACGTCCTGGACCAACCTTGATGTTATTTTCTTTAGCCCAATTAATCATATCTGCTACTACTAAAAAGTATGAGGCAAAATTTTTCGAAGCAATAACCCCCAATTCCTCCTCTAGGCGTTCCCTATAAATTGGTTCTGAAGCCTTCTGAAGCCTCTCTAAGCCCCTTTCAGTCAGTTCCCGTAGTCTTTCATCGGCATCTGTCTTTGGGACTGGCAGGAGGTCAAGGCCCTGATGAAAATCATACTCTGATACCTTAGAGGCAATCTCCATGGTATTTTCATAAATATCAGTACGGCTAATTCCAACCTTATTAAAATCAGCCTCTATTTCAGACCGTGTTTGAATAAATAAATTATAGTCTTGAAATGATATTCTTCTATCAGGATAAAGATAGTTAAATCTATCATTCATATTCTTCATCTGACGAGACATGTCAAAGTCTGCATCTTTGTCTGCTTTTGGGGATGTTGATAGGATCAGCATGGCTTCTTCTAATACTCTATCTTCTTCTTTAGCAAAATGGGCATCTCCTGTAGCCACCGCTTTAATTTTTAATTCATCTGCAAGCTCAAGAAGCTTGCTGTTTATTTCTTTCGGATTGTGAGATTGAACCTCAATATAAAAATCATCTGAAAAAGTTCTTTGAAAATCTTTGAGAACCATCTTAGCTTCAGAGAACTCGCCCTTTTCGATAGCCTTAGAAATAAGACCATTGAGGCATCCAGATAGTACAATAATACCTTCCGCATATTCCTTAAGCACCTCCCTATCAATACGTGGCTTATGATAAAACCCTTCGTTCCAAGCCAGTTCCTGCAAAATGTTTATATTTTCTAGACCCTTTTTATTTTTTGCTAGCAAGATTATGTGATTATACGCCTGAATACTTTTGTCTGTTTTAGAGGAGCGATCAAACCTATCTGTTGGTGATATGTACGCTTCTACTCCAAGGATTGGCTTAATGCCTAATTCTTTTGCAGCAATTTGCATTTCACGATGTGAAGAAAGTGTTCCGTGGTCTGTAATTGCTATAGCGGTTTGACCAGCATCTAATGCGGCTTGGCATAGTTCTCTTGGTGAATTAAGTCCATCCATTAATGAATAATAAGAGTGAACGTGTAGGTGTGTAAAATTCATTTGTCTCCGCCGTTAATGAGAGGCGGGGGATTTACCCCCGCCCCCGTTTAATTACCAGTCCATGCTGCTACTAGTAGCAGATGTCTCCTCGTTGTTACCGCCATTTTCTCCTGCGAAAAAGGCTTCTTGCTCTACGTAAGGTAGGTCACGTACAGCAGTTGTTTCTAGGTCATACAACTCTAGAACAGATGAATCAAACAATGTTTCATCTTTTGCTAATGGGATTATTGTATAACTTGTGTCTGTTTTTGTGCCAGAACGCTTGATACGCCACATCAAATTTGTGATGCTTCCCATTTCGCCAGCGTATTCAATTAGTGTAGGTGTTACTGTCTTACCGCTTGAACCTTGTGAAAGGATTGCGACATATGGATCCTCTTTACCATCTTCAACAAGTACATTTGTGTAAAGTCTTGAACGGCCTTTCCAACCAGCCTTATAATCCTTACGGTGTTGTTCACAACCATAACACTTACCTTGGTCTTCCATGGAACATAGCGCCTTGCGGCGATAGTCTTTTGGATTTGTGTGCTCAACGGCAATAAAGCCTAAGCCATTCTTTTCATTGTAAGAAGGTGAGTCTGGATCTAATTCCTGAAGGAAGCGAATCTTAATGCTTTCCCCATCTTCCAGCTTAACCCAACGAGCCTTTGATCCGTCTCCAGAACTTTGTGGCTTGTCCATAACTTGATTTAGGCCTTTAAGCCCTTTAACTATACCCAATTTGTTTCCTCTTTTCATGTAGTTGATGGTATAAATCCATCTGTATTTCTATTATATCATGGGCTCCAAGATCGATATTCGATATCAGATACTGCGTTTTTAATACAAGTTTTAATTTCCTCATCGGTCATATCGCCTGCATCTTTTGCTTCGTGTGGGTATATCTTACCATATTCATAAGAAGCCCACAAGAGGTCTTTGTTCCTTAGTTTATTAGACAACACATAGCCAAGCTCACGCCCAGCCTTATCTGCATCTGTCATTATAATAATCTTATTAAAATATCTATTCAGTAATTTAATATTATCTTGAGATACGTGTCCGCCCAGCGTTGCAACAACATTTGGAAATCCAGCTTGATGCACACGGATTGCGTCAAAGCTGGACTCCACTACTATGACGTGGTCCCCAATTTTTTTTGCACGATGTATATTAAACATCGTTTTATTTCTTGGAAGATTGGTGCTATTCTTAAATTTTTTATCCGATATAGATCTTCCAACAAGACCTACTGGAATACCGTCTGGGCTATGCACTGGAACAATAACCATTCCTTGTTTTGCAGAATACCCTAATGAGAAATAGTTTATAGATTCAAGGTTAATGCCTCTTGAACTAAAGTAGGCTTTCCCATCTTCTGACTCTAGTATCTCTGTGTGTAGATTAGAAAGAACATCTTGTGGAAACTCTACAAAGTCTGGCTTTTCTTCAAACATATCATTCATTACTTCTTCAAAATTATCAAGAACTTCTGCTTCGCTTTTTGATATAAACCTAATAGCCTCAAAGTCATTCTTGTGCATTATTCTTTTAACTAGATCTACTAAGGTTCCAGATTCACCGCATGCTGGGTTAAAGCATAGCCAGGCACCAGAAGACTTGCTTATGCTACAGCTTGCGCTGTGTCGATTGGAATGAAATGGGCAGTAAAAAGAAACCTCCACGTTTGTCTCACCAGCAATATGAATACCAAGTTCTTTAACTATAGACTTGATATGCGCTGACGAGTATTTCGTGGAATCATCTTTCCTTGCGTAATTCCCTCTGATAGCCATGCCTTCTTCTTTCCCACATAAACTCCATGTAAAGTCATTAAGAACTTCCATGTTTCACCTGTAAATTCTACCGAAAAGGCAGTATCTATGTCAAGTACTCTTATATATCCTTGATCCCTCATTTGATGAATAAGTAAGCTTTCATACTGATGCTTAACCCTAATCATATCTGAGTCATCTAGGAACTCTACATCTATTTGAAATCTTTTAATTCGTTTGTGCGTCATTCTGGAATGGGTTTTCATAAATCTCTTTTACGATACCACGATTGATATCCCAGTCTAGATAGAAGTTGAAGTCTGTTCCGTGTCTATTCTTTCTAGAAACCACCTCAATCATATTTGTTTGAGGATACTTGTGAATAGCCATAGCCATATCAGCATCATATTCAATTGCCTTTGACCAAGCCACTTGGCTCATCATAGGTGGATTATCTTGATCCGATACGTCGTCTGCTGTGGCTGCGGTAATATCTATAATTGGAATATTGTTAGATACGGCAAGCATCTTAAATTCACGAGATACATTTCGGTTACGCTCTACTTCAGAATTTGAACGCTTATTATCGTTAAACAATTGGTGGTAATCAAGGATAACTAAGTCTGGCTTATGCTGATCTATCTTGCCTTGTATCGTAGCAGGGGTAACCTCAGAGTTACCTTCATTTGAAATAAGCACAAAAGAATTTTTTCCTTCAAACCTTTTTGTACCCCAAGATCTAAAATCATCAATGTTAATATCTCCTTTTGACAAATCGCTTGCTTTAAATAGTCCAGAGCCAAGCATTGTATAGATACGATCTCTCATGTTCTCTGGTGCCATTTCAAGAGAAACAATCATAGGCTTAAATCCTTGTTCCCAAGCTTTACACGCAAGATAAGAAGTAAACCAAGTCTTACCACGTCCTGGCCAACCAATAGCAACAATTAAATGCCCTGGAGCCATGCCAGTAGGATAAGCTGTATCGATTGCATTAAATCCAGTTCTAATTCCTGGGGATCCTCCCATTGCTTCTGACCTGTTACGAACAGCCTCAAAATGTCTTGCTGCATTTTCAACATCCGTGATGTCTAAGTCTCTTACGTTATTTGTAAATCTGCTTAGTCCAGCAAGTTCGCTTTGTAGTTGTGATAAAACTCTTGATGCCGCTTCATCTTTAAGGGCAGATCCACCACGAAGAATAATTCCTTTTAGTTTGCTTGATATATATTCATTCTTAAGAATGTCTAGATAGTAGCCAGTCTCAGCTTTTGGAAGCACTGGCTCAAAATCTTTAAATCTTTCTTGCAGCACAGCAACTTCTGGTACTGCTTTAAACTTATAATAATAACTCTTAAGACCTTCCCACACGTCTCTATGAGAAGTAAATAAATCATCTACGTTGTCTGCAAGAAGGGTGCTGATATCCTTGTTCTTACAAACTGAGGATATTAATGTTGCTTCTGTATTCACGCTATTCCGCCTTCTTCAACCATATGCTTTGTCGCCTCCAATAGGTGTTGGCGATTTAACTTGTCTTTGTCAATCTCAGTTTTCATTCTGTCCATCTTGTCAAAGTTATAAAAGAAAAATGTAAGAGAGTGGTCTGGCCTATCTATTACGAAGTAATACTCTATTAGCTGGATAGCACGAGTATATCCAACACTATCTATTACATCTTGCATTGCCCATTTTTCTCTATACTTGTTTACTCTTGCTTCTTTCTTATACTTTTCTTTATATAACTTTTGATAGATCCCAATAAGAATAAAGGGCTCAGACTTTTTGTTGCTTTCTACAATAGCCTGAAGGTCCTCTTTACTTGCCACGGTTAGATAACTCCTCTTCTACCTCACGAGTTTTTTCAATAAGCTTTTCTTCAACAAACTTATATACTCTTTCTGTAGCAGTATCTACATTTTCTCCCTGGCGAACATTATCTTCTATGCCAATACCAATTTTAATGCTTTCGTAATTACCAAGGTTTCTAGTAAACGATAGGTCGATCTTTACCCTTGTATCGTTACTCATTTTTATGCTCCACTTTCTTATGTCTTGATAGAGTATCGTTGGCAAATATACCCCAGCGAACTTCTATTGATTTGCTACAAATGTCACAAACCACAACTCTTGTTTTTTCCACTACTCCGCCTTCCAGACTGGCACAAATTTTCCCTCTTCTGTCTTAGTATACAATATCATGTTGTGTTTGAGAATAGCCAGCAATTCAGATTTAGAAGGGGTATTGTTTGAATAGCCATCTTCTAATATAAATTCATGTATCTGCAAAATGTCTGACTGTTTTAACATATACTTTGACCATGTGCTGTCATCTGGATTAGCTATTGGATATACCTTAGTTGGCTGTTTAATTTTGCCTTCTAATATATAATCTTCAATTGTAACCTTATGCTTATTAAGCATATCGGCAACCTGCTTTAATGTATATGCAGTCTCCATGTACTTAACCACTAAAGAATAGTTATACATAACCCTTCTTTTTTCTGGATAGCACCAAGCGACAATCTCGTCTTTAGCCCTAGAAACCCGTAAGGTTTTATGGATTTTACCCTCTAAGAAGAAATAGAGAAATTTTTTGCGTGTTCCTGATCTCTTTTTTCTAGCCATTTTGCCAACGCATTCGTCTCCTTGTTGAGCATCCATCGGCGCCCACACATAATACAGAACAATTCCATATGTAATTTTTGAGAAAATACTCTATCAATAAATACTCTACCAGTACATCTCTGACATTTCATCATAACGAAAATAGCTTCCCGTCAACAACACATGTATAGTTTGGAGAAATATGAATCATTTGAATATGAGGGTATTCTCCATTTTCAATATGTGCAATAGCAAAACCCTTTTGCCAATCATGATGTTGAGAGTATTTCATTCCATCGCTCTTTTCATCACACATGTGACCAATTTCATAGCCACGAATAGTTTCGCCTTCACCGTTATTTCTTAATTCATATGTTTGCAAATGTGATGCAATTCTATGAGAGTGCCCACGGATCAGAGAAATTTGAAGGTCTTCCATATCTTTTCGAACTGCACCAGTGGCTGATACAGATAGACCATGGTGTACGTGAATATCTCCAAAGCGTCGCTTTGGCAATTCATTGTAATAAATATATTCATATCCAAGAGAATCTAATGACCACATGGATTCTGGTGTCACGTCTTTTATATAATCTGGAAGCTTTGCATCTACGTAATTAAAAATTCTAATATCATGATTACCTAGGGCTGAGAATAACTGTGCGTTGGGTAGCATTTCTCTTGTCTTAGCATAGAAATCTCTTGCTTCTTTGGCTTCATGCCTCATCATAGGAACAATTAAGTCTTTGCTATCTGTCTTATGAAGATTAAGAAACTCTGCCGACCTGCCTTCAGTATATTTACTATAGCATGCCTGATCATCTGTGTCTCCCAAATAGTCAACAACATCTGGCTTGAACCACTTCATTACCTTAAACCAAAGGGCTATAGCTTTATCATCTTGATACGGGAACTGCTGGTCCGAGGATAGCATCCACTTTAAATCATTGCTCATTGTTTGCCTTAATACGAAAAAAGTCACGGGAACGTGACTTTGATGTTACACCCTTAGTGTAACATATTTTACCTGTGTGTCAACTACTTATTTGCTATTGCAATCCAGTTTACTAAAGTGGTTCCAGTTCTTGCTAGGTTGGAACCAACAACAATTTTTGGAGTTAAAGTATCTCCATTTACAATCTGGATGCTTACTTGTTCTTTTGCTCTTAATGTACTTGCTAGTGTAGCAACTACTGTTGGAACAACGGTTCCAAAGCTGGTGTTATATGTAATAGGGACTGCTGCTGAAATTGCACCTGCAGCAATTGCTGATACGGAAACTTGTCCATAGTCTACAATTGGCTGTAGCTTTTGTCCATCTAATGTTTGATTAAATAAGATTTGAGAAGAAAGGTTAGTAATATTAGCCTGAAGCTTCTGAAGATCTGTTGGGTCTAGAGGGGCTCCCTCATTAAATACAACTGGTTCAATCTTAAAGTCTGCCATTATAAGTTTTCTCCTAAATCGTGCATATTTGTTTCTACTTCACTTACCTCAATAGTCTTAGACCTATCTAGTCCATATCTATCAAAGGTATCTGGGTCAACTACATGCCGACGCTTGTTCTGTGATATTAAATATATTTTACCATCTGCTATGTTCTTTATCAAGGTCCCGTCTCTAAAGCCTAGTTTACCTACAACTTTAGATCCAGACAAAGCTGTCTCTGTAGCATGAACCATTGTAAATGCCCATGACTCAACAGCTCTCTCAGATATAAGACGAAATCTCTTTCCATCTTTAATCCAATAAACATTTTTCTCAGTCCTTACCGCTATCCCTGATGGGAAATTTGTTGGACTACTTACTGTCTTGTGTTGCTGCTTCTTCTTTAGCATCTTTGTCCATAAGTTGAGTAATCTCTGCACGAAGAATTGCAATCTGAGTTTCATAGGTAGAAACAATTTCCCCAATACGCTGTTGTAGCGCTGTAATTACTAGTTCTGCTTTTTCAGCCATAGTTAATCCGATCTGTTAGATTCTAGGATACCATTATCCTTCGAGGGCGTCAAGTCTATTTTCTATAGATTCTATCTTGGCTTTTATTTCTTTTAATGCCATTATAGCTAAAACTCCTACAAGTTCATAATGAACCGCTCCTGGATTTCCTTCCGCATCACGAGGAACTAGGCCATCCTTAAGTTCTGGTATCTCTGCCACCTCTTCTGCAATTAATCCAAAAGCCTTTGGAGCACTATCTTCTTCATTTCTATCTATATAAGAAACTGGAGATAGTCTTGTAAGAAGATCCATGTAACTACCCTCTATTAATGGAGAAATATTTTTCTTAAATTTTCTGGAAGATGTGTTTACTCTCAAGAATCCCGTTGCATTTGTTCCAGTTCCTCCTGCATAAACCTGTCTAACAGCATATGCTGATGTTCCAGTATATACTCCAAGAGTATTTGCATAAATTCTACCATCACCATAAAGTGTTGTTGTGCCAACACCTAGGTCAATAGTTCCTGTACCAAGTACCATGCTTCCGCTTACTGAAACAAAGTCTCCGCTAGTAGTGTAATAGTCTCCACCTGAAGTTGTAAGAAACCCGCCGCTTCCAGCGTAAACAGATTTAAAATATGCTCCTCTTAATGCGTCAAATATTGCAACATCTTCTGTCAAACCAGGATCGTCATATGAACCATAAAGATATGTTGAACCACTTGATAAGTAGCCATTAGCGTTGATTGACCATCCACCAATATATCCACTGTCAGCTTGAATTTTTCCAGTTACAGTCAATGTGCTGGTTGATGATACATATCTTAAAAAACTTGTTGCATCGCCCGCTCTAAATCCAGTGCTATTCCAGTAATTGTTTGAATCTCTAGATATCTGTCCAGTTACAGTTAATACACCAGTTGAAGAAACGTATTCTAATTTATTTGTACCATTTCCAACTAAAAATCCAGTAGAGTTCCAATAATTATTTGTATCAATGCTAAATTGTGATGCTGTTATATTTGCAACAGTAACTGCTCCCGTAGATGTGTTTATAGTTACAGTATTTCCAGAAGATCCAATTGTAAGGTTACCAGATCCGCTATATTTAATACCAGAACTTCCACCAAATTGAAATGCCCCTCCGCTTGACCAACTATCTCCACCTGACCCGCTTAGGCTAAATGTAGATGCAGTAATTGATCCATTTACTGTTAGGCTTGGAGAGGCTCCTGTAGTTAATGTAAATTTACCGCTTGCCGTTCCATTTGAATTTCTATGAGTTATGCCATCTGCTGCAATATCAATATAAGAAGATGAAGTTGCTCCAACAATAATACCACTTGTATTAAGCCTAATTGTTGGGCTGCTTGAAGCATTTTGTAAAGTTGAGCTTCCAAGATACCAGCCACCAATTGTTCCGCTTGTTGCTCTTATTACACCGTTATTAGAAACGCTAAATGGCGCACTAGACTCTGTTGCATTTCCTAACCACATACCAGTTGCTGGCTCTGCTTTAAATATACTGTTTCCAGATCCTACAGAAAGATTTCCTGAAAATGTAGAACTTCCTGTAATTGCTAGCGTTCCAGTTGACCCACCAATAAATTCTAATAACTTTGTAGAACCATCTGTTCCATAAATAATAAATGGACTTGAGGCGCCAGACATAACAACTCTAGCTCCACCAGAAGCCCCTGCAGTAATTGAAGCATCTGCTGCCAAGATTCCTGTTTTAATTTCGCTTGCTGGCAACTTGTCCACAGTTATATTTGTAGGGCTAGATGCCACTGCTGTAGAAGTTTCAGTTCCGTCTGCATTTATAGTTCTTAATTTTATATAATATGGAGTACCATAGGTTAATGTCGAACCACTTGTTTTATTTATTACTGTACCTACTCCGATAGATACTTGGTTTGTTCCATTAGCAAAATTTAAAGAATGAACCCAGTTATCTGCACTTGGCGTAAAAGTAGAAGTTGTTCCAATATAAACTTTTGCCCCAGCAAAAGCTCCTGCTGTAAAATTGTTTCCGTCTGACTTCTTACCATTCCAAGAAACAACTATAGATGCAAGTCCTGTTGTAATTGTTGGAGCAGAGGGATCTTCTGGAGTTGTAACTGGTGTACCTACTGTAGTCACTGTTTTTGTAATTGCTGTGCTTGTTGGTGATAGGGTTCCTAGTTTTGATACCGCAACTAAAACTACTGTATACGTACCAGCTGGTGCTGTAAATGTTTTAGTTCCAGCAGTCTTAAAATTATCAGTTGGTTTGGTTCCATCAAATGGTAATCCATCAATATAAATATCAACACGATCAATATTAGTTAAATCTGCACCAGATGAATTTTTGCCATCCCATGTTACTGAAAGGTATCCAGCTGCCCCAATAACATTTGCAGACTGCAATCTTGGTGTTGCTGGATCTGACTCTCCTGGTGTTGATAATGTTTTTGCTGCACCCCACTTGCTAAAACTTCCGTCTTTATTTTTCCATCTAAATTGAACTGGGTAGGGTTGATTTACATCCAAATCAGTAATTGTTAATATGAAATAATTTCCATTTTCAAATGACTGCGAGGTATCTTTAATTAGATCTTCGTATGCCATTTTAGAAATCCAAATCTAATTTATATTCTACGTCCACTGCTCTTCCAGTTGACTTTGATAATGCTGTTGCTAATATTGATCTGCTGATTAAACCAAATGCTGGGTCGAATGTATCTTCATCATTTATTCTAAGCCCGTCCATACCTACAGAAGTTGATTGTCCACTTATTGGTGTTACAATAATTCCAATTTTATTAATTGCTGTTTTATCTGGGCTATTTACTGCGCCAGCAAATACGGTGCTCATTAAAACATCTGGAGATAGGTAGTAGCCGACGCTTGCAGATGGACTAAATGTTATTTCATAATATCCATTATTTGAACTATAGAATCTTACTTTAACTGAAGATAGATTTACGTTGTTTCTATAGAATGCTATCTTAACTGAATCATATATGCTATATCCAGAAAAATCAATTGTAGCAATACTTTGAGTATATTCTCTAGCTGCGGTAGAATTAGATGTCATTGTTAAAACATTATCTCCTACCCTAACTCCAGTTGTAGAATATTGTGGATTATTGTTGCTCTCATCTTTCCAGTCAAGAGAATCGTAAAAGTCTGCAAGGAATTTGCTATCAAAATTATTAATTGATGAACGTGTGGATGGATATATTCCTACCTCTTTAATTGATCCTGCTACATCTTGTGGGATTGTTGTTTTATAAATAACTGAGTACGTTGTTGTTCCCGCTGTTGTCTGTATATCAGTGGCGCCTAGAGTTACTGGTGTTCTGTAGAATTCAAATTCAAGTCTTGTATCGTTTTCGCTTGCCGCCGTTGTTCCTATGCCAAAAGCCATATCTTTTTCAAGATCTGATACGTTACCAGCAATGAAATTAGTAAAGAATCTTTTACCAAATTTAGTAATTATGTTTTCTGAACGGCAAATCTCTTTGCCATCTTGGCTAAATATATAGGTACCTTTAAGCATTATTCTGACGCAGGATTATATAACCTTGCATCTACCCCCTCAACATTTTCTGGACTTGTGCTAGTATTTCTAATTTTAATAACAGCTCTATATTTTGTAATTTTAGTTGAAGCATCTTGATACTCTTCATATGTTACAGACTCAATATCGGTTGGGTCTGGTATATCTACAAGTACGGCTTTTGGCTCTAGATATGTTGTCTTACCAGGATTAGTATATGTTGTATCTCCGCCAGTAAATCCAGATGCATTTCCCATTCCAGCTAGCTGTGCAGCAACTGGTGGCCCAGCTTGATATGAAGAGTATACAGTTTTTGATCCAGCTTTAATTGCAACCTCATATGGTGCAAACAAAGCGACATCAGGGTTATCTTCTGACACTTGAATAATAGGGGGCTTTACAACTTGTTGGCTGGGGACTCTTTTTACCATTTTATTATTATACCATTTGGTCGACTATAAAGTTCGACATGTAACGGTAGTCTCCAATCCTTCGCTAAATGAGTTTGTTATATTTGTTACAATTAAAAGCTGGGTTCCATTAAATCCTTGATAAGCATAATTAATTGAAACAATATCTCCAATACAAATTAATGGATTTCCAAAAGTTGTTAACTCTACTATCTTACCACGATTTACAACCTTTTCTTTAATCCAGTTTGCTAATTTTTTAACATCATTTTCGTTTTGAAGCCATGTTGATTCAAATCCAATTGGCTCAACTATTCCATAGTAATAATCATTATCTTTATCATCATCTGTAGAGTACTCAAGGGTTCCAGATTCTCCTATAGTATTACCGATTAAATAGAATGACGCTTCAGACCCATCTGATAAAGGTATGGTTGAAGACGAATTATTTAGAACGTATGCTTCCCCTCCAAAGCTAGAGGCTTTTGATGCAATAATTTTTGCAGCGCTATTGTTGCCAGTTGACCATTTAACTGGATAGGCTGGTCCGCTTCCATATCTAGTTTTGACATATGCTATTTCTCTAACAACAGTTCCAAATTCATCCAGGATTGTTGCTTTTCTTGCCGACTCGCTTGAATACTGATCCTGATCTGCGTTAGCATCATATAAAAGATTTCCAAAGGTTGTAGACAAAACATCATTTGAAAATTGACCGTCATAAAAGTTAGGCATATAGTCTTGTTTATTATAATCTTCTTCTGTTATGCTTGTTCCAAATACATAGTCATATGCAATTTGTCCTTTTACAGAAACCAGGCCTATGTTATTTGTTGGCGTTGGAATATTATTTGAAGCAGTATAACTTATTGTATCGGTAGTAGTTATTTTAAATCCATTAATGTATGCATTAATTGTAACAGTTTGTTGATAAATTTTTACTTTTACGTCTATTGTATAAGTTACACCAGCATAAATTCCATCTAATGTGCTGGTTGCGCTTACCTGCGAAGTCTTTAATTCTTTTAAATTTGTACCATCAGACTTACATATTCTTACAGATTTTCTATCTTTTGCTGCTGCAGATGCTGTAGTTTCTACAAATATAAAATACCCAGATGTTCCTTCTGCTCCTACAAAAAATCCTAGTCCTCCGCCTGGATTAGGATACTCTTGCGTAGGCATCATAAACATTTTAGTTCCAAAAGCATAATGCATTTTTGAATAAGTGGTTGCCTTATATGTTTTGCCAGGTACGGTAGCCTGTGTTGAAGTTGGTAAAGATATGCCGAAGGATTTTAAGGACACCGCATACTCGTTTTTGTTTTTGCTTGCATTTGTTATCTTTAAATATGATTTAGATGCCTTTACAACTTGAGGGCTAGAATTTGATTTAACTACCTGACCATTAAATGTGCTGGCTGCTAAATCAACGATCATGCTTATGCTTTGTCCACGAGCAGTTCCTTTGTAGGCCTGCATTTTAAAATAATATTTTGAACCAGCTGTTAGATCATCAATAATTACTGAGTCGTCTTCAAAGGTACCAGTGTCGCTAGTACCATCTGGCTGGTATGTGGATAAAAGTCTTTGCCATGTCCACCTATAATAATCTGGGGTATCCGTCATTCCTTCTGGATTTGGTATTAGTTTAATAGAAGTGGGGCTTAGCTGTTCTGCAAAAAATTGTTTTTGAAAATCAATAGAAGATAAAGTTCCGTCCGATCCTCCGTACATTGGTTCTGCTGCCATTATCGCCACACCACCGTTCTACCAAACCAGCTTCCAGCTGTTTCAACTGCTGTTGCTGTATGCGCTGCTGCTGTAGTTCCTAGTGCTGCTCTAGATTTAATTCTATATCTTCCAGTAGGTCTGAAGTATGAAGTTTCTACTGGATTGTTTTGATCTGCATATCCTGGTTCTGATAAGTAGCGATATTTATTAATATCTAAATCAGATTCAATCCAAACCAAAACCTGTGCTCCTCCACCTTTAGGAGTATATTGATATTGTATTGCATCAAATTCAAAAATCTCAGAATCTACTAATAGGTATCCAGAAAAATTATATAAAGACTTATCTTGTGTATATGCATCTATTTTTTCAGTCTCTATAATAAATGCATTTGGGTTGGGGTTGGTGGTAGTGTCATTCATTTGAGATAATGTCGTGGTTGAACTAATTGTATTTTTTAATCCCCCAGCACTTAAATAAAGATCTGGGGACTGCCATAGGGCGGTTGAGTTTCCAATATATTGTGAACTTACTGGTGTACGCCATCTAATCTTTACCTGATTTGCAGAAACAACTTCTTTTTGAGAAAAGCTTACAATGTTTGGCAAAATAGATCCACTTGGTTCGCTATAGAAAGTCCATGATGCACTACTTTGTCCGTAAATGTATTCTCTACTTGAAAACTGTAATACCCCGAAGTCATCAAATACTGCGTTCATCTGAATGTCTCTACATAGTTCTTGAATGCACTCCCACACCGTTTTGCTATTATCTGACCACCAATAATTAATTTGAGGTATAGATGTATCAACAACCTTGCCTGCAGATTCAACTAAATTAAAATTATAATCTGTAAATCCTACTGAGTCTAGTAACCTTCTAAATATTGCTGTTACTGGATAGTTCTCACAAAAAATATCTGGTACAAAAGTATCCATTAAATACTTTGCTCCGTCTAAAGCGGTTATAGACCAGTCTCCATATTCTGAAATACTCCAGTCATTAATATAATAAGTTCCTTGAGGAACTTTGTCATACGATCCAGTTACGGTTACAGCGTTTGAATGATAAATTTTAAAGTAAGGTTTTAGTTCAGCATTTTTTACGGCATAAATAAGTGATGAGTCAAGGCTTGATGAATACCTATTGTACGGCTGAATTTGCAGAGCTGTCTTATCGTACTTAGAAACACTTAGGTTAATGCTATTTGCAGTGACATACCCAATTGGAATTATGTCTGAGCTGCTAGATGATGACTCCTTAGATATAGTTATTACTTCAATATCAGAAGAAAGGTCTTTTACCCATCTTGCAGATACTTCAATTACTCCTATAACTTTTCCTCCGCCAGGATTTGTTGCTTCAAGCCTAATTGATTTAATTGATTGAGGTGTTGAATATGTTACTGGCTCTGACAACGTGGTTGTGCTCCAGTTTGTACCATTCCAATAATGATTAACTAATCCAGTTGATGGTGGCGCAGTATATGTTGTTGTTATCGCAGATCCAGTTTCTGGGGTAACGGTTATTCGGTATTGAGTTGGAAGGGCATGATATTTATCAAACTTAACTACAATTTTATTTGCAAGTGCATGCTTGTTTCCAGTAACTGGGCTGCTTGTTTGTTTATATGTGACTGTAACGTCAGCATTTACGTCTTTTGGCGTAACCCAATATTTATAAAAGGTAGAAACTCCAGGATAATAAACTCTAGGTTTTGTGTTAGAGTACTTTACAGATCGATATGATTCAAAACTATTTAATGTTGTGTCTGCATCCAAGGTAATAAAATATTTAACTCCGCCAGAAGTGGGCCTAAATGGTCTAATTATTGAATCTACAGGAAAAAGTTTTTTAAAAGGATTTAATCTTAATGTTTCGCCAGTTGGACCTACTGTGACACCAGCAATATACTGTGCGTCAGTTGAAGTTGTGGTTGCAGCAATTCCCTCAATCATTGAGTTCATATTATATTCTATAGTGCAACCTACGTCTGCTTTAATTACTGAACTATTTTTAAATAGGTCTGTAAGATTGTTTGATATGTTTATCATTATACCTCTTCCATTGAAAGAGATACATTCCATAATTCCTGTGGGGTATCTGAAGTTGCTAGTTTTGCATTACGTTTAACCATTTCAAATGAGCAGGATGTAAATATCATTGTATAAGTTTCTGTGGTAGCCCCGCTACCATACTTTACAGTTACATCAAATGTATTTTGACCAGACAATGCGCCAGATGTTTTTGCTGCAGCCCCCTCATAAAAAGATTTTAAATCTAATGCTCCGTATCCGCCATCAACTGTAAAAGTTGAATAAGATGGAAGCATGTTCCACGACATATTTATTGTCATTTTGTCGTCTATATAAAATTTACGCAATGTTCCATTGGTCATTCTAGTAGACTTTTCAATTCTGTTTGGCGTAATAGAGACAGGCTGCCTATTATGCTCACTTAGTTTTAGTGTAGTATTAAGGTATATTAATGAGCCTATTGGTAGTGCTCCTGGTGTGTATCCCATTATATTACCATCTTTCCTGGTCCAATTTTCTTAGCATCTAATGCAGTTTGTGCATTCATCATTCCAACTGCAAGTCTTGCAATTTCCATTTCGCTTTGTCCTGGTTGAGTATTAATCACAAGTCCACCTACTTCATAGTGATGAACTGATCCACCTTTATTATATCCCATCATTGGGCTTACGCCAAGTGACTTTGTAGGAATATTATATGTTGTAGCAAGTCCGCCCATTGCCATTTTATTTATACTATCAAGCATTGGTGTTCCTATTGCCTGAACTGATGACGCTCTAATTACATATTCGCCATTAGAAAGCATTGCTGGGATAGAGTCTGATGTTCCAGTTCCTGGGCCTGAAACTTTTCCACCTGGCTCATAATGTTTAACCTGTCCACCCATTGCATATTTAACTTCCTTTACAGTTGGAATTCCAGATGTATTTTCAACAGTGTATTCTTTACCCTTATAAGTAAACGACTCTCCTTTTTTAAGACCTTCTCCCTTAATAAGTTTTGCTAGGTTGTCGGTATTTGCCCAGGTTCTAGGATCGAATCTATTAAAATTAATATTACCGTAATCTTTGCTAACATTTTTTGAAAATGCAGGAATGTCTTTTAGTTTAGCTACCCATGTTCCAAATGTTGCTACGTCTCCACCAAATTGCTTAAAGTATTTTTCTGCATTTTTATTATTTTCTTCTGTTAACTTCGCTAGTTGTCCAGCCCAATCTTGCTTAGGGCCAGCCCCTGGAGCAATTCCGCTTTGTGCTGAATATGCTGGTGTCATTGACTTTGCTGCTTTTGCTCCTTCTGGACCTATCTGAGCAAGTGCTGCTACATCTGACTTAAAAGCTTGTGACAAAGCTTCAAATTCTTTTGAGCCCTTTTCATATCTTCCAGCTTGTGTAATAGTATTAGAAATACTTGTTTGAAGCATTTGAATTTTTGCGTATTTTTCTGCTGAGGCTGCGGCTTTTTCTGCTGCGGCTGCGGCTCTTTTTTGTGCAGCAGCAATGCTTTCTTGAATCTTAAGTTTCTTTTCTTCAAGTGCATTAACTTCTTGCTTTTCTTTAGCATCAATTGCAGCCATTGCTCGTTTCTTTTGGTCTTCAATTGTAAGTTGTCTAATATTAAGCTGTGCTTGTGCAGCATCTGACATGTTACCAGAAGCAAGAGCATCTGCATATTTAATTTTTTCTTTTTGAATCTGAACAAGGAAGCTTTCTTGGTCTGCTTCATCTTCAAGAGCTTTTCTTCTTGCATCAGCAGCTTCTTGAATCTTTTTGATTTTTTTATCAATGGCTTTAATTTCTTCATCGCCATTTCTTTGTGCAGCTTTTGCGGCTTTTTCTGCTGCGGCTTTGTCTGAGTCAGCCTGTGCTTTTAACGCAGCTCCAGAAACTGCCAATTGTTTCAACGAATTATCAGCAAGATTAACATTTGTAGCCATATCTTTTGCTGAAGACTCTAGAGCTGTCATAACATTTAATAAATTCTTTGCTGCTTCTCCGCTTAGTTTGCGTAAATCTCCAGTAATGCCTTTTGTGTAAAGCTGAATCTTTGCCCAAGAATCTCCTAGCGTGTCTGTAGAACTAATTATGGCTCTTAAGGCTGGATTTTCTTTAATTAAAGTGTTATAGGTTTCTTCTGATATCTGCTTTCTATCTCCGCCAAGCTCTTTTATTTTATCCATGGTTAATTCTAATGCTTTTGTTTCTGTAATCAGCTTTCCAGTTTCGTCATTTGTGCCAACTAATGACTTGTAGTATGAAGTTATGCTATCCATGCTAGATTCAAATGCTGCCGCTAATTCTTTTTTATCCGCCCCCGATAAAACAGCTTGATCAAAATTTGCAATTGCTTGTTTTGCTGCTGTTGTTTTATCTACAATATCCATAAAAGATTTAGATGAAATTGCTGCAACCGCTTGGCTTGCTTTATTAGATACGCTAATTATTCCAAATATTTCTTTTGCGGCATCTGATGCTGACTTGCCAGCTGCTACCAGCTGAACCTTTAATGCCGTTGCTGCTGCAATTACATCTTCAGAGTTCATGTTATTAAACATTTCAACAACAGATCCTTGTGTTTCCTTTGCTTTCTTTTGAAGAGCATCAAGTTCTTTTACAGTCATAAATAGACCGCCGCCTACTTGATTTGCAGTTGCTGATTTTGCTAGCAAGAGTTCTCTTTCTTTTCTAGCTTTTGTTAATGCATTGGTTAGTGTGTCTCCAAGATTTGTATAAGATATTCCAAGCTCTTTGGCTTCTTTTGAATTTACCTTTAATGCTTCTTGTGATGCAAGACGTGCTTTTCTTGCGTTATCCCACATCTTAAACAGGGCTACTCCAGCACCCGCTACTGCAACAGCTAACGCTGTGTACGGGTTACCTACGGCAACCTTTGCAAGACCTTGAAGAACAACTCTTGCTCCACCACCAGCCTTAGCAACTGCTCCAAATCCTTTAACAACGGCCATAATTCTATTAAGTATTGCTGGTCCAGCAATCATTCCTACCAATGATCCCATGTCTCCAGCATATTTTTGTCCGACCATTGATCCAGCAATTGAGCCACCTACGCCAGTAACCATACCAGACCCAGCCACACGAGATAGCCCAGATCTAACTCTATTTGGCTTTTCTTCTCCTACTGCAACAACGCCTTCTTGGAATCCTTCAATTTTTCCGCCAGCATTTATAAATGCAATTGCGCCTTCATTTCCAGCTGTTGCTGTTTTTGTTACAACAGATTCTCCTGGTTCAAGAAGTGCTGGGATAATGTCTCCTCCGCCGTATCCTGGTACTTTTGTAACTCCCTTTTCAAATGGTGTTGGCTCAAGATTACCACGTCCCCAAAACGGATCATTAGAGTTAGCAGATGCAGATTTTTGTCTCATCATTGGGTGAAATGCTGATCTTAGTCCTCTTACTGATGCTTGATTAAGCATATCCCCAAAAACATTTTCTGTAATTGGTCCTTTATGAGATGCAATTTTTGCATTTAAAACTTCAGCTGCATTATTAGCAATGCGGTTGGCTGAATGTACATCTACACCTTGTTCTTTTAAGAAATATTTAAGGCTTACCATGTCATCGCCAGTAACTGGTGCCCAATCGGCAGAAGTAGCCTTACCCTTATTTAAATTTTTATTAAATCCTTCTCTATTTTTAACAAACTGTGTTGGGAGAACTTGTACATAAGGCTTGTCTGTTTTGCCAGTAAGACTCATAGATGACAATTGATTTCCTGGAATCATTGGAGCAGATTGACCTGGGAGAGTCTCTAGATTCTTTGTTCTTTCTCTAAATGCTTTTCCAGCTCCATGAATAAGAACTTGGTTGTCATCTTTTACTCCAGCTTTTGTTGGAGTAATTCCATATTTAATTATGTCTGGGTCTTTGTATAGATCACCTTCTCTTTTAGAGAATTCCCTAAATGTCTTACCAGCTCCTTCTTCAACATGTGCCGCAGTGCTCATTCCTCTGCTCTTTGATGTTAAACGCTCACCTCTTTGTGCAGCTAAATACCTATCAGCCTGCCCCTTTGAAGGTACTCTTGATCCGCCTATCCTGCCTGATTGTTTTGAAAATTCTCTTAGTAGTTTTGCTGCTGCTTTTGCTCTAGATAAATTTGCAAATTTTGGAAGTTTTGCACCTACTCCAACAACCCCACCAGCAAATCTTTTTGGTCTAGTTGTTTCTGTGCTGTACGGGGCACCAAATGTTTTTACTCCGAGACCTTGTGCAATTCTTGTAAACAGCCCTCTATTTCTTGGTCTAAACAATTCTTTCATGTTTGACTTACCTGTGCCTGGGTCTACGATTGGTTGTCCCGTTAAAGGAATCATTGAAAGATTCGCTGTGCGGCCCTGTGTTTGTGCAACGGAAGAAACTGTTTGTGCAATCATAGATTCAATCTGTGCGTTGAGTGCTACAATTTTAGCTCTTGCCTGATCAAGGTTAATCTTTCCTGCTTGCAACTGACTTACGATAGCAGCTGATTGTTGGGCTGCTCCGCCAGTAATTTTGCTTATTTCTGGTAATAGGGCCTGGTATGATCCAGATAATTCATTTGTAATATAGCCTGT